GTAAAGATAATCGCCAACTGTAGGGTTGAATCCCTCCGGAATACTTGTTAATGAACTAAGGTAAAGAGAACCGCCAACTGTAGGGTTGAATCCCTCCGGAATACTTGTTAATGATCTAAGGTAAAGAGAACCGCCAACTGTAGGGTTGAATCCCTCCGGAATACTTGTTAATGATCTAAGGTAAAGAGAACCGCCAACTGTATCTTTACCATAAAATTGATCTTCTGTAATATTATTTCTATTGCAAAATTCTGTTATTTTTGTATTTGATTTTTTCATAATGAGAAAATTTAAAATGTTTTTTAAAGATTATATTTAGAACTAATTATGAAGCGAAGATAAACATATTTGTTTACAATCCATTCATATTTAAAGAAAAAAAATATTAAAGTTTTGTATTAAAAAACTGATCACCAAATAAATGTTTCGTTTCTTCAATGTTATCCAGCCTTACGTAGTTTTTTGTTTGCTTCTCTGTGGAGTGGCCGAGGATCAATCTTGCATCATTATAGGTCTTGCCGTTCTTTATTAGATTGGTTCCCATTGTTCGTCTTGCGGTGTGACTGCTTATTTTTTTGTATTTAGGCGACAATACCTCTTTCATTACTCCGCCTTCTGTTCTTCTAAAAATAGATTCGTTATCTAATTCCGCTTTCTTTGCAATCCTTTTTATGGTGCGATTAATATAACTTTCTTCAGACGGCATTTTGAACGCTCCACCATTATCTGTAATAATTCCCTTCACAATATCGCCAAGTGGAATGATAGACTGGCGGTTTGTCTTGTCTGAGGTGATATTTATGTAAGTTTCTCCTTCACTTTCCTCGATGTAAGCCAATGGTTTTTCCAGGAACTTTTTTAGGGTGTCAAATCGTAATCCGGTAAAGCATTGTATGATGAAAATATCAAGCACTTTGCGTTCGCCTTTGGTAATATTGGCAGATTTTAATTTACTAATTTCTGCAATTGACAGATATACTTGTGTTGTAAGTTCACGAGGACAATCTAATCCGCTGCCGTTCCAAACTGATAATCCTTCTTTAAATGACATCTTTAGAATGGCTTTAAATTTTGATAGGATATTTCCAATGGTATTTTTTGAAAGTCCTTTGTTAGTAATGAAAATCTGGAACTCTTCTGCAAATTTGTAGTTGATTTCGGCTAACTGAAACTTAGTGTTGTGTAATTTTTCAAAGTGGATCAGATGCGCTAAAAATGCGGTGTACTGTCTAATGCTGGAATCCGAATACTTGTCGCCTTTTTTAGTCAGCTTGTTTCCGCTCTCCATATTATTAATTTGAAGTTGGGTAAAGTCTGATAATCCAGAGATTGTTATTTGGGCGAAATGTGAGTTTTGGATGGTTGGTTGCATAAATTATAACTTGTTAATTTCTTTCTATTTGTCGCCTTGACAGAATAGTTTATCTTTGCCCTGTTTCGTAATTCTTTTACGTTGCATATCTTTAGCGGAGGGTGGTTCCTTCGCTTTTTATTTTATAGGGACTACTCTATTGTGTACCTGTCGCCCAAATAAAATATAAAATTCTCTCTTCTCATCCTGAAAGGTTACCATATTAACCGCTAACTGTACACGGATTTTAAAAATGATGTGAATAAGTTTTTTCATAATTATTTTCGGTTTTTAAGATTTGTTTTTCTTGCTAATTTCACTTTTTTACGTCTATTGCTTGATTTACTTCCGTCTATTGCTGTTTGACTTGATTTATGGTAACTCCTGTAACTGTAAGATGTTTTATTCATAATTAAATAAATTTGGTTTCTGTATTAGTATAAATAAGTTTTGCAACTTCTTGATCAATGTAGATGTGATGTTTATCCTTTCGATTCTTTTTGAGCCACTTGATTCCGAGATTGATGATGTGTTCTAAATCTGTCTCAAAAATCTCATTATCTTCTTTGTATTTTTCAAGAGTCTCTTTCTCTTCAACCTCTAAAGCGTAATTATTAAGAAGTTCTTCTCTGCTCATAGATTCCAGAGCTTGTGCTAATTCCGGTCGCCTATCTTGTAATTCTTTGAATGTATTCATAGGTTTAGTATTTTAAAATTGCTATCGAAAGTATTCCGATCATTACCACAGTTACTATCATCAAGGCGAAAACTAACTGCTGATTTTTGGTGATTGTTTTCATATTTATTGATTAATAATTACATTGTTTGTTTACGAAATTAACCGTGAACTGATTAATATTTAAAGGCGTTCCGCTGGTGTTACTGTATGAGTAATAATAAGTGTTATTCTCAATCCAAGTTCCGGCACTTACGAAATTTATCCCTTCAATTATCAGCGCACTATTTGGATTTTGAATTGATGACGCTGATTTGAATTTCAAATAGTAAGGCGAACTTTCCGAACGAATGAAAATAGGGCAATCATTTTGAACCGTAACGCTGGATAAAAGTATTTTCTTAACAACGCCTTGACCATCTTCAACTAAAATAAATTCTGCAGTCGGCACCAAAGGAATATCTTCAACTCGCAAAGATCCTTTTACGTGTAGCGTCTCTGTTGGAGTGGGAGTATTTATCCCTACCTTTCCCGTGTACTGACAGAAAATAAAAGCCGGGAATAATATGAGTAGTAAGGTTTTCATTAGTAAGTTGGTGTTTGTTTGAAATGTTCTTTGAAAAATTGTCTGGTTAACGGTTCTACTTTATCGTTTATTTTAAGATGAAAAACATCACCTACTTTCTTTACGAACTGATACTTTTCACAAAATTTAATCTGATTATCTGATGATGATCTTTTGCAGACGTAATACTTTATTGCTTTCATAATTCTGTTATTTTATTAATCAAGAAGCCTATTAAGAATGATATGATTGTTGGATTGGAACTTGTAAAAAGCTTTCGGGGTGAAATAATATTTAAACCAACCCTGGTTTTTATTTTTAACGTGATTCGCACCAAATTCTGCAACGACAGAATTAAATACTATACCTTGTTTTACTTCGATTTCATTTTTAGAAGTAACTCGATACTTTCCTAAGAATGAAATATATTCAGCTTGTAAATCATTTTCGATGTTACCGTGCATTTCTGGATAATTAAGTGTAGTTGCCATAATGTTTGTTTTTGTTCTGTTTCCTGATACAAATATAAACAATAATGTTTATAATCCAATCATATATTTTAATTTATTTTCACTAAATATGTGATTATTTATTCATTAGGATAAAAACCAACGGTAAAACCTCAATCTTACCGCTGGATTATTTAATTTACTGTTTCAATTTGTAAAGATTGATTTCAGATAGAAAATATTGAAGCCTTTCGAAATGTTCCGGATGTACAGTTTTCTGTATTCCTTCCGCAAATGTTAAAATCTGGCTAAGTTCTTTTCCGTATTCATTTCCTATTCCGGAAGTCTCCATTAGTTCTAAAATGTTCTTTTCAATCGCCTCGGACAAACTAATGACTGTTCTTGCATAATCGTAATTAAGAAAGGTTAAATCATCTGTATTAAGTTTATCAAATGCTAATGCTCTTGGCTCCAATAATTTTATGTAGGCGAGTTGTTGCGCATTGTTTTTTGTTAGTACAATAATCTGATCTTCCAAATGATGAATGCGGTTGCACTCGTCCAAAGTTTCCAGTATTGAAGAATAATCTTCCGTGCCGTGATGTAGTTTTAGCGTTTTCATTATATTTGACCGTTTTTTCTAAGGTTAGCCAAAAATAATCTCCCGGATTCCGTCCAAACCATTGACTGAGAAGTTCCGATCTTGTCGCCTTGCTTAAAAGATGCTACCCTGATATCAGTATAACCTTTCGATTTATAAAGACTGGTAAGATGCCATTGTCCGGATTGCTTGTATTGTATTCCAAGTTCCTTAAGTTTAGCGTTAAGAGTAGCTGCAGTCATTCCTAAATCATCAGCCATCTGAGTAGTGGTAAATGTTGACGCACTTTGTAAAACTTCATCCGTGTATCTCGCCTTTGGCTCTAACTTGGAAATTTGCTTTTGCTGTAGATTGTTAGACTCTTCTAACGCTTGCAATCGTTGTCTGTTTTGCTCCAATCTCAATTGTAAGATAGACATCGCCTGCATAATCGTTTCATCGTCATTATTTACGGTAGCAACTCCGGAGGTAAGGAGTTCATCAATTTTTGTATCTACCCAGACGGCAAACTCAGGACTAAGTTTCTGCGCAACACGTAAGGCAACTTTTTTATGTGCCCAAGTTCCTTGCTTTGAAATATCTCCACCTTTCCTAACTTGCAGTAAATCAGTCGAAATATAATTTTGTATTTCGGTAAGAGCTTTGATATAGTCTTGAATTTCGTGAGAAGAAATAATTTGAGCAAGATTCTTACGTGGAAATGACTTTGCCATCTCTGTAAGATTAATCATTACATCATTTTGGGATCTTTCTAAATGGATAGAATTTCCATTATAGTTTAAAATGCTCGTGTCGTGAGCTGACGGGTTCATAATGTTACTGTAATTCGCACTATAAACGTTTGATACTTGTTTTAGCATTTTTTTATGTATAAAAAACGTTTAGAAATAAAATACCCCTGATTGTGTGGAGTTCGCTAAAACAAGTAAGACTGGAGACCAGATATACAACCACACGCACAGAGGCGTTATAATAAATGTCGGTAAAACTTAGGATTTCTCCGAGTCTTAAATTGTTTTAGCATTTCAAAAATACAACAATAATTTGATTGTGCAATTATATTTTAAAATATTTATCAACAATTATAAGAACAACCTTTTCTATGGTGTAAATATAAACATTTTTGTTTGTATTCCGTGCATATTTAGGAGTTTTTTAATAGATATATTGGTGTATTATTTTTATTTGTAGATTTGGTAAAACTAATTATATGAAAATATTACGATTTATTTTTGCAATTCCTGTAGCTATAATTTTATCAATAATAACCTCATATATTTTCAGTTGGGCATTATCTCTCATAAACTCATATATACCTGAAATCTTTATATATTCGAATTGGGTTCCTGATTTTATATGTGGGATTATATTCATAATTACAGTATACTTAATAGTTCCAACACATAAAAATCTGTTTTTAATTCTTTCTCTTATCATAGTTATCATTGCCTTTATTTCAAATAAAATATACTTTAATTATTATAGATGGTCATTTCTTTTTGGAAGCATTCTATCAAGCATTAATATTAAATTAAAAAAATGAAAAATATCTACCTCCTACTTATCGCCTTGATATCAATATCATTAAATGCACAAAATAGTTATCAGGATGGTTTTAATTCTGGTTATAGTGCCGGATATTGTTATGGTCAGGCTAGTTGTTTATCTCCACTTCCACCACTTGCTGGATTAGCACCTATAAATCCCGTCGGACAATCAGACTATCAAACCGGATATAACTATGGATTTACAGAAGGCCAAAGAAATCAAACATCCAATACGCCAACGAATAGAAACGGCGGAGCCTACGGTCAATTAAAACGTACGGAGCCAGACAGAACTCAGGAATATATTGCAAATGGTATTAATCGCCTTATGCAAGAACAGAAGGATAGGCAAGAAGTAAAGCGAGAGTCTGAAATCAATCAGGATGAGATCAAAAATAATTATATTGCAGTTACCCAAGACATAAGTAGCAAAATAGACAAAACTTTCACAGCCTTTAAAATGGTTAAAGATTTTCTTGATGCTAAAAATGTAGGTATTGACAAACAAAAAAAAGCGCTTGAAAAACACAGCGATTCTTTAAACCAAATTATTGCCTTCTACAATGATAATCGCAACAATTTAGATCAAAGTAAAACTGATCTCATATATCGGAAAATAAACGATCTGAATGAGGAATGGTCTTTTTCTTTGAATTATGGTGAGATTAAAAGTTTAATGGATGAAATTTCAAAATAAAATGAAAAGAGAAAATTTACTTTACATAATCATAGTTCTATTGGTTTTTATTTTTGGATTTTTACTCGGCGATAAGATGAATAATACAGGAAGATATGTAGCTAAAGAATACAATTTGATATTAGATACTAAAGAAGGAATTTTATATTTTTTAAAAGGCGACCAATATCTAACAGTAGATTTAAAAACGGAAGAAAAGAAAATTGTAAAATATAAAATCGCAAAAGATTAATCTTCTACCAATCGCCTTCACAAAAGAGAAAAACCCACCAAGGATATAACAGGAATAAGAGAGATTAAATGAGACTGGCTGAAGTCTCAGCCGACTAATACAAAGACGAATAATATTAAACTATGGAACCATTTATAATTACCTACGATCTGTTACCATTAGGACAGAACTATGCACCTCTAATCACAAAAATAAAGAGCATAGCACCGGATTACTATTGGAAAGAATTAGAATCCACCTGGATAATTATTACAAGCAAGAGTGCTGAAGAGATCAAATCGATACTGGTCCCGTACATAGACCAAAATGACAAACTATTGGTAATAGCTTTAGACTATGAAGTAGCGTACTCTGGATTGAGTGAGGAATCTATAAAATGGCTGCAGAAGAATCTACGGTGACATCAGATCCTGCTCAACATTAAAGATTTTAAAGTAAGCGTGATGTCTATCCAAGCCTTCGTAAAAACATTGTTTTAATTCTTTTGATTCGAACTTGCTTGCATCGGTTACTGTCCAAAAATATCTCTTAACGAGCATAACTTTAAACTCTTCCAGAAAGTCATTATAAGTTTTTGTAGCTTTCATATGATTGTTTTAAAGTGTAAAGATATTGCAGGAATTAAATCCTAACAGTTTGCTTAATATATCTAAATATAGGAATCGCCTAAATAAAATAAGACTGACACCAAACACACCATAGAGAGCGAAGCGACCAAGAGTACACAACACACTTCACAGTAAAACCTGCTGCACAATTACCAATCAAAAATAACACAAGCGATTATCAGAGCGTTTAAATCCTGGATTATATGAGTTAACAGCTATTTGTTGCCTAAACACCCAACTATATTCATAGGCATATAATCCAAATAACTACATTTCGCCTACACAACAATAGATTAATACCTTTCAGAGAGAAGAGCAATTACTACATAAGACACCAAAGGGCGAAGCCCCATACTATATACATTATAATAATTAATAAACAAGTAGTACTTATATTTTAATAGCAACATATCCCAAAAGATAAAAACCCTGTAAACAATGCCTTTAAGCCAATATAACAGCAATAATTATCTACAAAATAAACCATATAAAGATAATTTATCTAGCGTATTTAATAGTAATCAAATTAATAAGGGTTAGTGATATAGGTGTTTGAACTAATCCAAATCGACTAAGCAAACGCTGAAATAAATGGTTAGAATGATATATTTGTAAGTGTATAGACTATCTTATAGATAATTATGCAAGTGTATAGACTAACATCAATAGAATATAGTATGATAAAGGAACTAAAACACAACATTAAGGTAAAAATCAAAGAGAAAGGATTAACTATTAAGGAAGTTTGCAATAAGCTAAACTCAGACAGGTTATACATCTATCGGATGACTGAAGAAGTAAAACTTAACAAGGTTATAGATATAGCAAATGCGATTGGTTGCAGCCCTTCTGATCTACTCAATGGATTGTAGCGGACAAATGCCAGACAAATATTATTACAGAGGATTCTCAGCCTTTATAGATGGGAGATTGTTTATAGAGTGATGTGATCTCGTGCAGGAATATATTTTTATATACCCCTTTGTGATGGAGAATAATTTCAAAAGACTACCCTTCCGGCTATAAGTTCTGTTTTCAAGTAAGAAACAGAACAATACTTTAAGCTTGTGATTAGTGAACGTCTGGCAGAAATCGAGTTTGAAATTGAAAATTGGTTTTCCTGATTTGGAAGGGGCGGGGTAAAATTCTGACCACTTTCACACCCAATTTTTATTCGCCCGTTTCCATAGTATCTAAACTCTTACTAACTCACTAAAACGATTCCGGAAGTTAGTTCAAGGATTTATAATAATCGGAGATAGTATTCACAAACCATTCTGTCAGGTAAGCTTGAGGTTCATCGTTATATGGGTCGAGAGTCATATGTTTGTCAATGAAGATGTGGTTAACGAGATGAACGGCTTCGTGAGCTATAATGCCTGGTTTTGGATTATGGTTGTAGGCGACAATATATTCGTGGTTATGCTTGAATACTACACCGTCCATAGAGTCGGTAATATCTTGATCATATTTTTTTATTACTTTATCCCAATTATCAACTTGTATCATTACTAAAGTTCCGTTGTATATTGGTATTTCAATTCTTTTACTTTTCATTCTTTAATTCGATTATAAATTTCATTACACACATCGATAGTTTGGGCTGTGACATCATCGAAGGACATAAAGTTTACTCTGATAGCGAATGATTTTTCGAATACGCTTAGGAATAGGTTTTGGCCTTTGTATTGGAGTGAGTTGAGCCAAAGTATGATTATTGCTTTTAAGCGGATAGGATCGACTTGTTTGTTTATCCAGTACTCAACGTGGGGATTGTTACAATAGTTGTTTTCTAATGCCCATATTAAAAAGTCTTCTCTGGCTTTATCTGTTAGATTCATAATCAGTAATTTTTAGCAATCCCATTCCCAAAGAGCATTTTGTATTGCCTCGCTGATTGTAATGGTGGGATCGGCTGTTATTTGTTTAAAAGCTTCGTAGAATACATCTATCTCTAGTCCGAAAGGCTTTGTGCTTGTTAGGGCGATTTCTATAGCGTTACGATCTGCTTCTTGTTGCGGGTCGATGGTAAAATCCAAATCCCACATTGTATCGTCTGGATTATTCATTTCTTTATTCCAAGTTTGTTTAGGGTTTCTTTTGTTAAGGCGTCAGCAAGGTCTTTGGGAATAAGCTTACGTTTTCCCCATCTTACTTCATCATCAAAGTTAATATCTGGTTTAGTTCCGTTGTATGACTGCTCAGAAGGTGGATGTAAAGTAATGATTGTGTTAAGATGTCCAAGTTCATCAATACAAAAATCAGAAGGCTTTACAGAATCTGGATTATTTTTATCCTTAGGATTGGCAAATGTGAGTTTATCAAATTTCATTTCTATCAGCTTTAGATTCAAAAATATTTATTTTTAATTCGTTGTAGTAATAATATCCATCCTCTAAAATTTCAAAATCTGAGTAAGATGCGTCAGTTTGAAATCCTATTAGTCGAATTGGTTTTAATGGATCTCCTTCAAAAAAGTCAACAATTATTTCTGCTATCTTTCCGGTTCTCTGGACAAATGTGCTACTTATGAATTCGCTTAAACCTTTGTCAATTTCTTTATTTTCGTTCATATTCGTTTTCTTTTGGTGTTGAATTTTGCTTTCTTTTTGGTTTGTTCGTATTGCTGGATCATTTCTTTTTGTTGTTCGGGCGAAAGGATGACTTGTTCTGCAGATTTATCTATGATCCCGTAGAGATTGAGTAGGAAATATGCTAATGAATTCTTGTTCATTATCTGATTTCAAATGATTCTTTATGCGGAAGTTCCGTGATTGTAATCATAATAGGTTTTCCTTCAAAGATTATTTTATGTTCATCTTTTGATATAGTCTTGATAGCTTTGATTTCTTCAAGAAATTGAACGTACTTATTGGAAGTCATTAAAATCTCCATCGGATTTCGTTTAAAGTGTTTTTTAAAGTTTGAAAGTGCGGTATAAATTATCCCTATTACGTTTTGGGATTTATCTTCTGGTATTATTGTTTCGTTCTCCATTGTTTTGCGGTGTTATTTTGTAATGTTTTGATTAGAGTGGCGAATTGTATTGCTTTTTGTTTTGCGTTGATTTTTGAGAGATATTTAAAAGCGTTAAATAATTAATTAGTGTAGTTTTTCTGATAGTAATCCTCAGCATCTTCATTTGGTTCTTTACCCGATTCTATTAAATCCAATTCCTTTTGTGTTTCAGTGAACTTATGATCTGGGAAAGCTTTTTTTATGACATTGAAAACTTCGACTTGTCCATTGTGGAAGGCGGTCTCGATTTGTTCCTGTTCTTTTTTCAGCGCATTATTAAGTTCTATTATCAAACCGTCATAATTTACTGCGCCGGATAAGTATAGATTTTTAGCCTTCTCTGCTCTTTCTATTAATGCTTGTATTGCTGTTTTCATTTCTGTTGTTTTAGACGATTAGTAATTTTCTCCACAATCTCCGCATCTTCCGGTTTGAAAATAAATTCAGCGAACGCTCCATATTTAGATTGAAATCCAAAAATGTATTTTAGTGCGTACCAGATTCTTTTTATTATTGGAAGTTTATTGAGGTGTACTTTCATACAAACCATTTTCTCATCATCAAACTCTCTGAAGATTATCTGATGTTCTGCGCTGTGGCACTGGCAAATTATTATTGAATCTTTTGTCATTTATGCGATTTGTAAAAAGTTAATCTCGTAAAAATGCCCAAGCAATTACTGCTAATGCGATCCAGAATATGGCAGATGATAATACTGCTGCGAGATTGGTTCCTATTTCTATCATTGGTTTAACTATTTAGGTTGTAAAAATTCCCGAAAAATTGCGCTTCGCTTTAATATTTAGTTTTCCACCAGTTAGCGAGTACGGCGATAGTATTGGTATCGGTATAGATATCGCCTACTTTATGGAAAAGTGTTATCTCCGGATTATCTATTACTTCTTTGAGTGGTATGTAGGATGAAAACTCGTCTGATGTTGGTGTGAGAACAAACTCTCCCCTTTTAAACCTAATAACTGGTCTTGGTAAAAATCCTCCTGTTTTTGGATTGTATAAATCCGTCATCAAGTCGCCTTCATATAAATATTCTCCCTTGTTGTCGGTTTCAAAAGTTGGTTTCTGGATGTAACATAACTCCGAAATATCATTTTGGAAATCTTCTTTTGATTGGTAAACATTAAATACGGCAGGATTTTCTGTTGCTAAGTAAATAAAAATTTGCACTTCCTGTCTGGTTTGTACCGATAGTGCTTTTAGTGATAATCTGTTTTTTGCGTTCATCAGTTTTATATATGTGATTTATATTTCTTTTCTTTATTAGTGAGTCCGAAGTCCACGAGTTTTACGAGTGTGTAGTCGTAGTCGTGGGCGACAAATTGATTCCCAATCCATCCGAAGTTTGAATCTTTGACATCTGTGAAGAAGTTTGGAATCTTTTCGGGGGCGGGCTTTCGCTTGGAGATGGGTGTGGTTTTTCTTTGGATAAGTATTCTACCATTTCCTAAAATCCAAGTACAAGGTGCAAAATGTTTTTTATATGAGCCGTAACTCACGGTATTCCAAATCTCCCATTCTACTATATTGTTAAACTTCGCATCATCTCTTTGGATTTTAACAACATATTTAGGATCGAGATTATATTCAAACACATCACGGTAATATCCAGATCCTAATAAATTACCACAAATAAAAGCGAGAGTTTCAAGACTTGCTAATGGATTCTTGGCATGTTCAAAAAGTATGGTGTCTCTTTCGTTCATTCTTTTAGTAATTCGGGATTTTCGTGTATGTTGCCGATGATTTCCCAATAAGGTGGTGATTCTAAGTCTTCCCCATCATAACCAAAAGACTCATTTTCTAACCAATAATTAGGAAATCTATCCATCGTTGCGACATCTATCTTATCTCGCTTTAAAGGCTCCTCACCTTCATAATCAAGTTCTTGCCACTTATCATAATCGGTTTCTACTTTTACGAGGATGTCCCCTTCGAAAATCTCTTTATCGTTCTTGTCTTTTAATCCAGTGAATTGGCCAACGGTTTCTGTAATAACCCTTGTTTTTTCAACATCAATTTCGTCATACTCTGTACCAGTTGGAACAATCTGACACCAATCCTCACCAATAGCGATATAGCTTCCGAAAACCCAATCCCCGTTTAGTTTTCTTTGACCTCTAAATTTCATCTCTCTTTTCATAACTACACTTTTACAAGATCAGAATCAACAGGAACGTAAGAATTATCAACGTGGTTCAAGTCGAGTTTTCCGGATGCTTCTAATCGCTCTATGGTTGTGATGAGCGAAACGATATGGTTAGGATGGCGATTGCTTGCCCAAGATAATAGTTTTTCATAAGCTGTATCTGTGATGTTGAAAATATCCTGAGCATTAATAGATTTGTCAGTGCCTGGAATTGGCACGTCGCCTCCAAACATAAATAATTTCTGATGGCCTTCTGTGTATTTTTCCATCTGCTTCAGAACCTGGTTGCCGTGGAATTTCAATTCTTTGTTGTAGGCTGTTGTTTCCTTTAGCTGGTCTAACAATGGAATAGCACAATTGAGTAGGAAGGCGACTTGGTTGAATAATTTGCTATTCTTATGATCTCTTTGTCTGTTGTCTATGATGATGTTGCTCATATTTACATTACTGTTACGGTATTATTTTTATTTAGGCGATATTTCATTTCTGTTCGGAAGAACATTTTGCCTTCTCGGATGATTCCAATCTTAATGATGTCAGTTTCGGTATTGTGAGCAAGACTTACTTCTGTTACTTTCTCTATTTTGATTTCGTGCATTAAAATTTATATTTGTCTTTTAGTTTCTTCAGTTCGTGGTTTTTTGTTTTGTGGAATTCAAAAGTTCTTTCGGCTTTCAGTTTTTCTGAGTAGAAAATAAAACATTCGACCTTTCCAAATCCGAGATTCCTTTTTTCCTTGCCTTTATAAGTAAAATCTAAAGCGTTGATTTCTACAGTTACACCAACTGGTAGTTCTGAGAGTTTTGTTGTGGTAGTAAGATTTCTCATATTTTATAATTTTGCCCGGCACACCGCATTGAAAACATCGCCCCAGAATTTCTTTGCTGATACATATCTGTTTACGGGAGAATAATGTGGCGAAAGTGGTTCTGCGCTGCGGACTTCATTTACTAATAATTTTGCTATTCTTTTAGCATCTTCAAAAAGGTGCTCTTTACTTTGTCCGTAATCCGTGATCTCCTTGGATATATCTCTGATGATACTATTAGCTCTTACTTCTGCTTGTGCGCTCATTTCGTTATAATCTGTTTATAAAAGTTTTAATAAAATCTGTGGCTTGTCTAAGCGATTTGTTGTCACCAAATATTCCTACAAAATTCTTCTTTGCATATTTCACCGTGCATACATCAAGTGATAATGAAAAGTAGCCTTCTCCGAAAAATCTTGATGTGAAGGCTATTGTTGAGTGGATATTTTCGCCGGATGTCATTGGAATAAAAACTATCTTATCCTTGATTTGCTTTACTACTACAACTGGTCTTATTTTCGAACCACACGCTGCAGTTAAAACATAGCCTCGCTTTATTTTGGTCGGTAGATTTTTCTCATCTTTTACAGAACTTTTAATTTTAGCAGCTGCAATTCTTGTTCGGATTTCTTTTCCCACATAGGTTTTGTGCGATTCAAATGATTCAATGAGAAGTTCTTTTCCATCTGTAATTTCGGGTTGGTCGTGCATATCTTTTTGGCTTTTAAAAGGAGTAAAAAATTGAAATCCATATCAGTAGTGAGATTATAGTCATCCGTACTGAATGATTTTTCTTTTCTTCCGATACAAAATCTTTTACTTGATTGCCAAAAGAATCTATTAAGCTTGGATCTGTAATGGATAAATGAATTGCTTTAATAATTACAAAAATTATAATGCAAAATAGGTATGGTAGTAAAACGATTGCATTTATTGTTTTGAAGATTGCTGTCATAATTTTAATTTTTAATTGGTTATCACTAAATAGTTGCAATATCTTGATTCAAAGATAAACATAAATGTTTACAATTCATTCATTATTTTAGAAAAGTTTTATAAATTTTAGTACAGGCATATTAATATTGAATCTCGAATATCCTGATTTGTAGTTTTTCTTGCCAAGGTGATTTTCAATCTTGAAAGTTGTAGCCTTAGTTCTTCATCTGTGATTTTGCCCTCTGCGCCTTTCCATATTTTCCGTAAAGGCTTTACGATGCTATATTTTATATTAAGATATTCGCACATTTCTACGATCTTCTTTCCTGTCTCGTGGTTGGAACCAACTTTCTTGGCGATGTTCTCCCCTATTCCCTTTGATTTGGTAAAGCGAAAGTTAGATTTCTTATTAAGCCAGCCACCCTCGATCTTAACTAACTCAATATCAGCAGAGTTGTCCCGTAAATAATCTAAAAGATTAAAAAAAGAAAGCGACTTGAGTTCTAAATTTTTTGCTATCTTATCGTATATCGCAATACCTGATTTTGTAACGTCTGGGTCAATCCCAATTATTTTCATTGTTGTGTCTTTGTCTAATGTGTCCGATTAATTGGGTGAGCAGAATCCCGGTAATAAGGAAGGCGAAAAGTAGTTTTTCGTTATCGGTGTGTTGTAGGATTTGCTGGAGGTGGGTCATTTAATATCCGGTACTTGTTGTTATTCTGGTTAATTCATTTTTAAGATCAAGTGATGCTCTTTTTATTGCTCCAGTTTCTTTGCATCCGTGAGTAGCATATTTGTCTTCTTCGACTCTCTTTTTAGCTTCGGTGAGTTTTTTAAGAAATCTTTTTGTTTCGATTTCTACTTCGTTGAGAAGTTCGATATTTAGTTTGCTCATAATTAGTTATTATTTAAAAATTCCTCTACTTGGTCTAAAAATAGATCTGCATTCAATTTAGTGTCAAGAATTTTGTTATACTCAAATTTTGCTACTTCATAAAACTCACTTTCTTCCTGATCTGCATCTTCTTGCCATTGCATTGATTCTTCATCTGCTTCGGTCGAAATCTCTTCCCTTTTATCAATAATTAATTGTTTTAATTCTTCTAAAATTTCATATTTAGTTGTCATAATTCTAATTTTAATTAAACCATATATTTTGTTTTCTCATTCCGAATCCTAACCTCGTTGGCGTACCACTTTTGTTTGAATAAGGTTTGCATTTTTTTTAGATTAAAAGGATATGCTTTCCGGCTTGTCTTTTTTAGGAAGTACCAATCCATTATATTTTTGCACTCTGCAAAGGCTCTTTTTACTTTGTTGTCGTCAGAATTTGGTGTGTTGGCGATTTCTCGGAATAATTTATCCTTAGAAAAATCAACTTCAAAATCTGAGTAGTCATCTAGATTTATTACCATATAAAACTTCGGCATCCAATGACTTTCTAATACCAACTTGTTTCCTTCGAAGCTGTGAGAGTATCTGGTGTCGCCTTCATAATCACATTTCCAATTGGCATCCATTTTAAAGTAATTCCGAAAAATATCATACTCCCAAAGCTCCATAGACCGATGGCCTTCTCTTGTGTAATCTACAAGCGATATAGTTTTGGATTTTATAATATTGCTGCAGATAATCTGGTTTATTTCCTTTTTATTAAATCCATTGTTGGTCATTAGTTCGTAAACCCTGTTTAGGAATCTGACTTGGATGGTATTAGAGAAATCGTACTCGACAGGTTTAAAACCGTTGGGTTGTTCTTTCCCGTATTGCCACGGTAGATATGCTTTTCTGAAAGTTTCTACTGCACCTCTTATGTGGTGGTTGATTTTCTTTTTTACGAACATTTCTTAATCAATTATCTGGATTATCTGTCCAATCACTTCGCCAGGTTTCAGTACCAAACGCTCCAAACCTTCTTCTCGCCTTTCGTTCTCCTTTTGGTGGTAAACCATCGGGTGGTTTTGGGCGGTGGTTAGGAACACGTAGTTCTGGTTCTTGGGTATATAAGAAATACAGTGATTGGCATCTTTCGTTTCTCTGTTCTCTAAAGGCGCTAAGATTACCGAACTTTCCAAGGGATCTATGAAGTATTTGATTCCAAGTTCCATTGATTGATGTCCCTTTACTTTCAATAAACTTCCTTTCTTTGGCGTGTGTACTGGTGATTTTGTATCTGAGTTTTGGTAATCTGTATGGTCTGTCATATTTGATGAATGGTATTAAATTTTCTGTCAAGGTGCAGTCTCCATAAAGTTTTCTGACTGCCTTCGGAATGATAATGCACAAGTGGTAAATGTTGTACTCGCTGAGCATTTCATTGAAAAATTCTGTGATGTCCAAATAGGACGGCTGGTAATCTTTGTCTGGATCAAAAGTGTAGATGTTCATAATATACACTCTGGAATTTCTGAACAAAATCCCATTGAATGAAGCATCATCTGTTTTGTTCGCTTTCCATTCCGGATTTTCTTTTAAGATCTCCTTTTGTCTTATTTTGCCCGAACCTGTTTTAAGAAGTTTCCCTGCCTTATCCAAAACATCAGTTCCGTATTTTATCTGTCGTGGTATTCCGTTACAATATTTGATTTGCATTTCTTTTGGTGCAAATTTTATGTAGGCGAAAAGTGATTGGATATGGTTTTGGGGCATTTATTCTTCTGTATTGTCTAATTGTAATAATAATTCATCTGCAAAATCTACTGAGATCATCGAAACTCGATTAATTAAAAAACTTATATAATTATCTTCACCCGGCTTAATTATTTTATCAATTAAAGACTGATTTGAAAGAATTCCTTGCAGTGCAATAGATGACAAATATTCTTTTTTAGTAAGACCTTGAGAAACTTGATAAATTGGATTATCTCCATTTCTCTTTGCGTTTTCGTAAATATCATCACTCATCCAACCGTTATTTTAAATCTGATTCTTTAATGAAAAATCCATTTTCGAATTTTCCTTTTCTGTCTTTGATCTCGTTGTAAGAATGTTCGATGCAGGCTTGGATATTTGTTCCTTTTAATCTCGCAAGGTGAACAAGGACGACAACTATATCTCCGATATCATCTGTGTAATCTCTACCTCTAGCAATATTCCCAGCCAACTCGCCGATTTCTTCGTTTAATTTTACAAACTGGCCTTCGATTGTTGCGCCTCCTTCTCCGTAGAAATTCCTTTCTTCTCCCCACTTTTCAATCTTGCTAAAAGTTGATAGTGTCTCGTGTCCTTTTTTATAAAGTGTTTCTTCCATTTTAGAAATTAAAGTTTTGCCATTTGTTAAGCGGGCAAGGCGATGTGGTTCCGGCTTTCAGTTTGATTATGCATCCGCAACCGGTAACAACGCCTGTTGGATTTTTGATTAATAATTTTTGGTTGTCAATAATTTGTACCGAACGATTTTTTGAGCAGTACGCTCCTTTTTTTAAAGGACATTTTTCACAGGCTCGTAATCTCTGGTCGTAAACCGTGTTCCATTCAGGAAAGGTTAATCCTAATCTGTATGAAATGTAATTAAATAAGCCGTTCCAAATATCCTTTGCTATCTGCATTATAGTCTTACTTTTTGTTTTACTTCATCAAGGCGACTGTCAATTTCACTCATCGGTTTGTACTGGTTTTCCAGGTCACGAGCAAAGTTTTTTGTGCCATAGTTGCAATGTGCGATTGCTTTGGTTTCAAATTGTTGAAAGTCTTTAGCTGTCATCCAAGGTTCAAAGAACAACTCGATGAAAACTTCTCTTGCTTTTTTTAAGTAATCCATTATATATATTATTTTAAATTATTTATTAATAAAACAAACCATCAGCAGGCAATTTAGGATGACATTTGAAACACCCTTGTAGTGCTGTTATCTACACCTTTGTAATTATGTTTACGCAACTCACTCGTGAGTGATGGTTTGTTAAATGTGGAAAAGAACGGAATAGAACCGCTGACCTACTGGAGACACATTTAATAGCTTTTTTAAATGCTGGTTTTCCAAACCAATTAAGTTCAATCGCTCTAACCTATTTCTGAGCTACTTTCCCAAATATTTTAAAAAGAGAAGACAGGATTCGATACCTGCAATTCATCTATCCGGATAGATGGGATGTTTATACTTCATCCTTTGTTTTTGCCATATAGGCCTGCGTCTCATATTTCGCCACTTCTCTTATTTTGTATTATGTCTAACTTTCAAACCTAATCGGTACGCCTCTTCTCCAAGTTCTTCTACTCTTCCGTTACAAGGAACACAACTCGACATATAGAACTCTGAATTGAGATATAATTCTTTGCTGTGTTTTGACTTCTTGTGATGTATGCAAGTTGCTACTCTCGTACAGCATTCCAGCTTTAACTCACATTCTGCATGAGCTTCTAAATACTCCTTCCGTATAGGCGAATACTCCGATAGAATCTTCTGATAGTTGGCAGAAATCTTTTTAATGGGTTTTCCATATTCTTTTTGCCAGCATATTTTGCATAGAGCTTTCGAAAATCTTGGATAGTTACATCCGTTAGAACATCTTTTCTTACTTACCACTATTTAGTGATTTTGTTATACTTCAAAGATAATCATATTTGTTTACAATCCATTCATTTTATTTTAAATAGTTATCAACAAAATAAGCAAAACCGCTATGGTGTGGGTGTACCTATAATTTTGTTTTAAAACCACAGGAAAATTATGGGAGACACATTAAGTAATCTTATGAATGAAGGCGCACCCTCACAGGCGTCGCCTACACAAGAAACACAACAACCAACTGAAACGCCTATTACGGAGACTACAGAAACGCAACCAGAAACTACTGCGACTGAAACTCCAACGGCAACTGTTGCAGAAATTGCAACACCTGAAACAGAAACAGATAATCCAAATAAAAATGCTACGGAAACTCCAACAGAAGTTCCGGAACAAAAAACAAATTCTTTCGCTTCTGAAAAAGTGGCGAAATACAACGAGTTTGTACAGAAGACCGGAAAAGATGATTGGAAAGAATTTGAGTTCCTGACAACACCTGCCAAAGACCTCGATGCTAAAGAACTCCTTCATAAGTACTATTCTGAACAAGAAGGTATGAATGAAGATGAGATTGCTTTTGCAATGAGCGAACTGGAGGTCGCAGTTAGCGATGACGATGATGATTTTTCTGGCGAGTTGGATGAAAAGGAGATTCTTAGACAAAAAGCTAAGATGGCAGGTGAACTTCGTAAAGCCAGCAAATGGCACGATGGAAACCTTCAAGAATTTACATCCAATACATCTGACGTTGAAAGCCAAGTTGAAAAACGATTTACTTACGAGGAAATCGCTCAACAAGCGCAAGAACAACAGCAGACGCTCGTCACCTTCAACAGAGAACAAGTCTATCAGGAACTACCGAAACTAACGACTGTAGAATTATCGTATCAAGGCAACAAAGAGCTTGGTATCGATGCGGTGAATGTGCAATATACTCCTGATGAGGAATATTTAAAGCACGCAAGAACCGTCAGCGAGGATGTGGGCGTACTCATCAACAGTTTCTTCAACGAAAAAAACCAGCTTACAAATGCTAAGGGTTTTATCGAAACGGTCACAAAAGCCTATGCGCCAACGTCGCAGGCTATGACCAACTTCCTCATTGAGCAGGCTGTCCTGAATGACAGAGCGAAAAGAGACAAGCTACGAAGAAACGTAAGTCCTGATGTTGTGCAAACCGTTCAAGCTACTTCCACAGGCGCAGCAGAAGCGTATAAAAAGGATCTGGAAAACAGGAGAAATTCTGCCTTTAACTAATATTAACTAAAAAAACACAAAGAAAAAATGGCAATAGTAATACCACAAGTAGATTACGCAAGGTTTCAACAACCGCTTCCAAAGGGAAGAAGAGCATTAGTAACAGAGATGGAAATTTCTTGTGCTGTAGCACCTGAACACTTAGGTACAGTAGAAGCTAAAGAAGTAGCTTACGATACATACGCCGGATTCCTTATGGCTTCTGGAAATGAAATCACAGTAGCAGCCGATCAGGTTTCTTGGAAAGAAAAACCATCTGAAACAAATGTGATCCAAATCGTTGGACAAAATCTTGTTTCAAGAACCGGAAATAACTTCACAATCAATACCTCTGCAATTCCAACAGACACGTATGATATTGATTTGTGCCGTCCGGAAAATGCGCAGTTCTTCACTAATTTAGGCGAGAGAATCTTAGCTGTAGATAATACAGGTAAAAGAGAAATCGGGGAAGTAACAGCAATCAGTTCAGACGGTAAAACCATCACTGTCGTAAACAGAGAAGCAGGTGCTGCCTGGACGATTGCAACAACCAATCTTGACATCATCTTCTTGGGTGATAATCTTGATCATTGCGAATGTCCTTCTGTTCTAGGATGGAAAGGTTATTCTCCAACTTACGAGAACGGCTTTAAAAGTTTAGGCGACGGACACGAGTTCTGCGAGGAAACTATGGTTGCAGAAGGCGGATGGGACGCTTTCCCTGAGAAAAACTACGGAGAGTACACTTTTACACCATCAGTACAACTAAATGATGCGATGAAAAGATTGGCTAAGAAGTCTGATACTTCTTTGGCTTGGGAAAAGAGAACTGTAGGTGGTGACATCACGCAGAATATGAGAGGAATCTTTGAATTCATTGATGACAAAGCAGTGAAGTTTGAAGGTGAACTGGAAACTCTTGAGGATCTAATTGCTGTAACTCAGTATTTGAAAGATCAGGACATCTACGAAGCGTATCTTGATGCATCGCCTTCACAGTATACAAAACTTATGTTGATCCAGAGAGACAACGCAGGAATTGAATGGAAGCCTTTTGAAAATCATCAAAACGACCTTATGTATCTTGGATATAAAGGCGTTGACATCTTCGGAGTAAAACTGATGTTCAGAGAGTGGAAAGGATTATCCGGTAGAGGATCTGAGAAACTTGGTAAAGCTTACAACTTCCTTATCACACCAGCTGATAAAGTAAATGTAACGCTAAACGGAAAAGCAAGAACATTAGGTAGAGTAACTTTGATCTGGTTCGGTAACGCAAATGATCCGTACAAGTTCAAAAGAGATTCTAATGAGAATGATTATAACTGCGGAAAAGTAAAAGTGACTTACAAAAACAAAATGTCAGTTGCTGTTTTCGGTGCAGATAAATTCATCATAGGCGTAAACGCTTAAAACAATAACATAAAGCGGAGATTAAAACACTCCGCTTTATTTCTTTAATCAAAACAAACCACATAAACAATTTAATACAATGGCTTTAAAAACCTATTTATTTGATAAGGGCTACCAAAGAACTTATCTGAGTCCAAGACACGAAGTAAAAACTGATGACGGCTATAAAACCTATCGATTGGTAGAAGGCGACACAGAACTCGAACTAAAAAAACAAGGAACCAGAAAAGTAACTGAAACAAGAATCTTTGTAGGTTCACAATTACTTTCTACAGATAATGTTACATGGCAAAAATTTATTGAGTCTAAACCTGGATTCGGAACTAAAATCAAAATCTATGATCCGGTTGCTGAGAATGAAGCTAAAGCTGAAGAGGCTACAAAAGACTTGAAAGTGATGTTGGAAGTTACCGACCTTACACAACCTGAATTACTGTCATTAGCTTGGAACCTATTCGGTAGAGACGCTGTAATTAAAGCGAAGGAAGGTGATAATGCCGGAATCAAATTGGATGTTTTGGGTCACACTCAGAAATTTCCTAATGAAGTGAAAGAACTTTTGACCGATAAAACTAAGAATCAAAAATTCGAAATCGGTCTTGCTATTGCGCAGGGAATCATCGAGGATAATGCTACGGAAGTACGTTGGGGACATAATGAGGTAAAGATCGTTTCTATCCCAAGAGATTCAACTGCAGTACAGGCAATGGTAGATTTCTATAAGGAAACAGAAGGCCGTGAAACCAGAAAACAAATTCAAACAATGATGAAGGAAAAAGCTACTCATAAAAAAGTAGAAGATCCTGCAACTGCAACACCAGCTAAGTAATGATGATCGTCGCTCTAAGTAACGCCATAGATGACATCACAAACCACAAACAGATGGGAAAACTTTCTACTGATGAGAAGAATAGTATTCTTGCGCCTGTGGTAAGTAATGTGCAAATGAGCCTGTTCCCAAACTTCCGGAAGTTGAATCTCCGAAAGATGCGTTGGATGGACAGCCCAAACTATGGCGATGAGTCGATGTATATGAAGCAGGCTATGGAATATTATATTTCAGAAGCTGATGTTACCTTAACGGCTGGCAAGGCTGATGTTATTCAGGCGATTCCTGATTTTCTATTTGCTAATTCTGTTTTTACGGATAAGGCAGAAGCTGAGAAAACAGATCTACTTGTTTATAATAAACTATCCAGATTACCAGAACTGCGACCTACGAGTTGCCTACCTATCTATACTCTTAATGACAACGAACTGAAACTAAGTCCTTCAGCGAGTAAAGTATCATTGGTGTATTTTAGAAAGGCCAAAGTGCCAAAACTCACGACAAAGATTTTCTTTGAAGAGGAAGTTTATGATATTAGCGCAAGTGACTTTCAGGACATCGATTTACACCCGAGTATGATGCAGGCGGTATTGATAGAACTGATGGCATACTTCGGGGTTAATTTGGACGATCAATTTGCTTTGGAACTATCCACACAACTAAAGCAGGAGGAACAAATAAAACAACAGTAAACGGTTGTCGTGTGGTTTTCTTTTTTAGGGCGATGCTTAGGTGTCGCTCTTTTTATTTTAAATCCAATTTAAGTTCCAGTTCCGTCAACTGTTCCTGATGAATCGGTGCAGGCGCATCAATCATCACATCTCGTCCGGAATTGTTTTTCGGGAAAGCGATGTAATCTCTAATCACTTCATTTCCATCAAGGATGGCGACCAATCTGTCAAATCCGAAAGCCAATCCTCCGTGAGGTGGAGCACCATATTTGAAGGCATTCATCAAGAATCCGAACTGTGCTTCTGCATCTTCTTTGGAGAATCCTAAAAGGTCAAACATTTTCGACTGCAGATCTCTGTCAAAAATTCTGATAGAACCGCCACCAATTTCGTTTCCGTTCAAAACCAGATCGTATGCGTTGGCTCTTGCTTTACCTGGGTCCGTTTCTAATAAATGGAAATCTTCGGTTTTCGGAGACGTGAAAGGGTGGTGCATTGCGTGGTATCTTCCGGATTCTTCATCAAATTCCAGCAACGGGAAATCTACAACCCAAAGTGGTGCAAATTCGTTTCCTTTTCTCAATCCAAGACGGTTTCCGAGTTCCATTCTCAAAGCGGAAAGTTGGGTTCTCACTTTATCTGCGTTTCCGGACATTACGAAAATTAAATCTCCAGCTTTTGCTCCGAATTCTTCAGTGATTTTTTTCAAATCTTCTTCAGAATAAAATTTATTGACAGACGAAGTTACAACGCCATCATTTTGGAATTTAATCCAAACCAATCCAGTTGCGCCTATTTGTGGGCGTTTTACCCAATCCACCAATTCGTCGATTTGTTTTCTGGTGTAATCTGCGATCCCTTCAACATTGATTCCGACAACCAATTCAGCCTCGTCGAATATTTTTAAATCTTTTCCTTTCGTTAAATCATTTAACTCGTGGAATTCCATTCCGAAACGGATATCCGGCTTGTCGTTTCCGTATTTTTGCATCGCATCGGCGAAAGTCATTCTTTGGAAATCCTGGAATTCGTTTCCTGTGATGTCTTTCAAAAGAACTTTTGTCATTCCTTCGAAAACATTCATAATATCTTCCTGCTCTACGAACGCCATTTCGCAATCGATTTGCGTGAATTCCGGTTGTCTGTCGGCTCTTAAATCCTCATCACGGAAACATTTCACGATTTGAAAATATCTGTCCATTCCGCCAACCATTAACAATTGTTTGAAAGTTTGAGGAGATTGCGGAAGTGCGTAAAATTGTCCCGGATTCATTCTGCTTGGAACTACGAAATCTCTCGCACCTTCCGGAGTAGATTTGATTAGAACCGGCGTTTCAACCTCGATGAAACCTTCTTCGGAAAGATAGTTTCGTACCTTTTGCGCCATTTTGTGACGGAAAATCAATTTGTCTTTTACCGGATTTCTTCTGATGTCGAGGTATCTGTATTTCATTCTCAATTCTTCGCCACCGTCGGTTTCGTCTTCGATGGTGAATGGTGGAAGTTGAGATTCATTTAAAATAATTAGCGTTTCAACTAAGATTTCTACGTCTCCGGTTGCAATCTTTGGGTTTTTGGAAGTACGTTCGATTACAGTTCCTTCAACTTTGATGACAAACTCACGACCTAATTTCTTAGCAGTTTCCAAAAGTTCTTTGGAAGTTCTGTCTTCGTCTAAAACTAATTGGGTGATGCCGTAACGGTCTCGCAAATCTATCCAAATCATAAAACCTTTGTCACGGATGGTTTGTACCCAGCCGGAAAGTGTTACTTTTTCATTCAGATTTTTCAGCGTTAGTTCGCCGTTTGTGTGTGTACGGAACATTTTGGTTGTTTAGAAATTGCGGTTGCAAATATAGGGTTTTAAGATATAATTATTTTAAAAATAATTTGAATTTATTTCCATCTTTAGATTCAATTTGAAATTCATCTCCATCTTTTTTTAGGGTAATTTGAAATTTTTCAAATAGACCGTTCAAAAATTCTTCTGGTTCACTATCATTAAACTGAAAGAATAATTTTTTATAGGTAATAGTTTCTTTAATTTCTCCTATATCAAGATTTGTAATTTTTACTTTATTTTTTTTCATAATGTATTTCTTAATTTTTTAATAAACATTTCTGCGTAATCATTAGAATTGGCTACGGCATATTTTCCGGTTAATCCAAAGCTCCGGTAAGTTTCCAAAACTTTTTCTATTGCCTACTTTGATGCTTTTGTGAATAGCGTTGTCTCCAATCTTTTCTCTTCTGACCTTATCGCCTGGATTATCATTTCGCATTCCTCGTAGTCTTCGATTGCTTCAAAGTGTTCTAAGATGTATAAAACTGTAAGCAAACCATAGTTATACATTAAAGTTCTGTATTGTGTAGGCGACGGCTGATCTACTGGAATTGCTATCATCCCCTACTTTAAATATTTGACAAAAAAAAATAACAGCGGTTCAAACACATAAATCAGGGCTGTTAGAAAAATACATAGTCCTAAAAGCGGATAGACAATTGTCTCAAAATTAAAGACATCTTTCTCGCCTAAATAATACAATGATGTGAGAAACACCATTTGCAACAGCGCAAATACTACCATAAGGATAAATAAGGTGATTATCTTTTTCATAGATAATGGATTTGATTTAAGATTTTGTTGGCCAAGGAAACTTTATATTCCTGAAAATCTTCCAGAAATTTATCTTCTGAGAATGCATCAGCTTTTTCACGGAAATCTTTGTACTTTTCGTAGTAGTCATCATACTTTCTAATATGGCTTATTACAGTAGAATGGTCTTTTCCAATAATGTTTCCAATGTATTGCAGCGTGTACCGTTCTTCTTTTTTCTTTTTGCAGAAAATTTTTACATCGTCTTGTAATGCTGTAGGAATTCTTGGTCGTGTCATATCTTTTTTGTTTGATTTATCTAAATAGTATCTCTCTTGAAATACTTTTCAACAAAGTTAAAACAATTTTTCGAAATATGCACGGATATTAAACAATTATGTTTATCTTTGAATCGTGAAGATGAAGAAATATTTTGAAGAACTCATTTTTAATATCTGCAAAGCACAAAAATATATATTGCCTTTGCCCCGGTTCTTCAAAATATTCATCTTCACAAATGATCTATTAGATAATTAAGGGTAAAGGCTATTTCTTGGAAAATATCATAGTAAGGATTAACGGGAAGGTATATGCAAAGGCACACAGAGAAAAGTGGCTTCCCTCTCTTGCTATGTTTGTTTTCCTTTTTAAATCTCATACGGGCAAAAATTATTATTTCCGTTCAGGAGAAAAGACCAAGATGATAAAGGCGATTGCTGATAAATATAATATCAGCCTCACAGCCTTACAAAAACACGTTAGAATCCTTAAAGAAAATAAACTAATAGAATTCTATGCTAATGAAATGCGACTTATCACAAACGCTAAAATGCGCCCTGACGAGTCCAATTTTGTTTTCGTTCCCAGAAACATATCAGAGTATTCTGACATAAAATATTTTTTAAACACGATCCCGGTTCTTTCCAACATAGTACAACAGGAAAAAACTATTGAACGCATTAAACGCTACAATTACATTAATCAACAAAAGAATCAACCAAAAGGAGATTGCACATTGCAAGATTTCAAAAGGCTGAAACTTTATTTAAAGAAGGGCGGTAAGATGGATTACAATAGTCAAATGTTGCTTTCTATAAAAAGAATGGGTGAACTTTTAGAAAGAAAATCTAAAAACACGATAACGGCCTACAAAAAGTTCCTAAAAGAACGAGGTCTTATCAAAGTTTTTAATGAAATGGCGAGAATTTATCCTTACGCAGTTAGTTTTTCCCATTATTTGGGTTTAAAGAAAGCCGAAGCTATAAGTAATCATTGTTTCTTATATAAGAATTATATCTATGAAAATAAACCGTCTATGGTCACGGCGGCTTACCGTTGATTAGTATGGTATTAAAAAAGTGATAAAGTAACATTAAAAATAAATATATGACAACAGAAGATGTATTAAAAAGTTGTACAGTTGAAAACACTGTCGTGAAATTACCTGATGTTCAATTAGGTAGAAATGAATATACGGAAGTTAAAAATAAACTTGAGCTAATTGGAGGAAAATGGAAAGGTGGAAAGGTACAAGGATTTGTATTTCAAACTGATCCGAAAGACTTACTCCGCCAAATTGCTAACGGGGAGAAAAGAAATCTTAAAAAAGAGTTTCAGTTTTTTGGAACTCCAGATGATCTAGCTGATGAATTGGTAATGTATGCAGATTTAAAAAGTTCAGACGATATATTGGAACCGAGTGCAGGACAGGGTGCTATTATTAAGGCTATAAACAAAGCTTGTAAATCTATTCCAGATTGTTATGAGTTAATGGATGTAAATGCTATAATTTTAAAAAGATCTGATCTTAAATTCAAATTTCTGGGAGAAGATTTTCTTCAGCATCAGGATAAAATGTATGATAAAATCATTGCTAATCCTCCATTTACAAAAAATCAAGACATTGATCATTTATTATTTATGTACGATGTTTTGAGAGAAGGCGGAAGATTGGTTTGTATCACTTCTGAATCTTGGGTAAATGGCAATCAGAAAAAGCAAGTCGATTTTAAAATTTTCTTACAAAAAGTAGATGCTAAAGTTCTGGATATTGAGAAGGGAAGCTTTAAACAAAGTGGGACTATGGTAGGAGGAAAAATAGTAATCATAGATAAAAAATAACAACGTAGGAATCGCCTACATAAAACAAAAATAAAATGAGCGACAGCAACAAAATAACCGGAAAAGTACACGAGATACTTGCGTTAGAAACTTTCAACAGCGGATTTGAGAAGCGATCTTTAATACTTGAGACAAGTGGACAATATCCACAATATCCAAACATTGAATTTGTAAAGGATAAGATAGACCTTTTAGATCATTATAAGGTAGGCGACGAAGTGACGGTTCACTTTAATATTAACGGGAGACGTTGGGAAAGCCCGACCAAAGAAGTAAAATATTTCAACAGCATTGTGGCCTGGAGAATTGAGAAGGTTGGCGATGGAGCTGAAACATCTGGAAAGAGCGTACCGACTGCAAGTGCGGATGAGGCATTTAATAGTAAGAATGTTTTTGCTGAGGATGAAGATGATGGATCGTTGCCATTTTAAAATTTAATTTATGAACTACGGAGAATTACCAAAAGTTGTTAGAAGATTAGAAATAGATTGTAAGGAAATGATGTTCTACCAATATCTTCCAATCAAATTAAAGGGTCAAAAAATCTTTGATGTTGAGACAAGATTAGGAGTCTTCTACCCTTTTATTGTTCATTGTATGAGCGATTTTAAAAACAACTTTGGCGTTCCGGAGTTTATAGAATCCTATATTTATCTTACAGTTAAAAGACAGTATCAGAATAAGCAACAGCAATTCAATAGACCAGGTTATCATTCAGATGGATTTTTAACAGATGATATTAATTATATCTGGAGCGACAATAATCCAACTATTTTTAATTCAACGGATTTTGATTTGACTTTGGATGATAGTCTTTCTTTGAAGGAAATGGAAGAGCAGGCATTGCTTGAAAATGAAGTGATGTTTCCGAATAAATCTATTCTAAGGCTGAATCAATTCAATATTCACAAAGTAAATGAGGACTATGCTTTTGAAGGAATGCGGACGTTTGCAAAATTATCTTTCAGCAAAGACAAATACGATTTAGAAGGCAATTCTCACAATTATAACTTGGACTACAATTGGGAAATGAAACCGAGAAAATCATCCCGGAATATTCCTCAAACAATTTAATTGCTTAAAAAATAAATACTATGAAATCTCAAATTAAACATATCATCTGTTATTCTGGCGGTCACTCGTCAGCAATTGTCGCTATTGAAACAGTTAGAAGATATGGTAATGAAAATGTAGTATTGTTGAATCATAATATTAATCCCCGATATGAAAACGTGGATATTAAAAGATTCAAAATTGAAGTTGCTGAGTATTTAGGGTTAAGTATTACTTATGCAAATATTAAAGGTATTAAAGATGAAAAGTTGATTCCAAATCAGTTTGAAGTTTGTGAAGAAGCAGGAACTTTCGTTAATCCTTACGGACGCCAGATACTTTGCACAAGCCGATTAAAAACAGAACCTTTCTACGAATACTTAGAAACGCTCGAAAAGGAATTTATATGTGTCTATTACGGCTTTGATGCAGAAGAATTGGAGCGTGTTGATAGAAGAAAGACAATTCTCAACGATAGCGGTGTTGCTTCGGATTATCCAATTGCGTTGTGGGGTGATGGTAGATTTGAAAGTCTTTTGAATTATCTTCAAAAAGCAGGAAACAAAAACCCAAAAGCAATTGCAAAAGTTGAAAATTATGAAAATCGGGATTGTTTTGAACGAACCATCGTTTCTACAAAAGAAATAGGAATTGAACCACCAAATACTTATACAGTATGGAAGCACGCCAATTGTACAGGGTGTTTGAAAGCAGGAAAGCAACATTGGTATTGTGTCTATGTCCACGATTACGAAGTGTTTGAAAGAGCTAAACTTTCAGAACAGAGAATTGGATATAGCTTCGGTAAAGAATTCCTTAAAGATTTGGAGATTAAATTTCACAAAATGAAGAGAGCAGGCATTCCAGCGAACGAGCATATCCCATCAAATATATTTTGGAAGTCAGCTAAAATTTATCTTAAACAAGAGACTTTGGATTTATTTCCTTGCCTCTGCTTTTCATAATTCCCTATGAAGAAATACATCACTCTACCCAACGGAAGAAAGAATAACAAACCTAAATTTATTAAACCTAAAAATAAAAGACGATGATAGAACACTTAATAAAATCAATGATGCCTAAAGAACTTCTGGAGCATCGTGACAAAGTAGAATCGGGAAATATTATCGGAGACTATATCAGAATCCAGCGAAAGGAATCTAATTTAAGCAGAACCCAAAGAGATAGAATCGTTGCAAAATTCAATAATTACAAGAAGCGAAAATTCTATTCTGAAAAAGAATTGGAGAAAATAGATTTAAAAATTGCTGAATAAATGAGCGCAATAGACCAAATAAAAGCCAACTGGACCACAACCGACAACTTAGTCTACGGAGATAATGCCTTTGAGATCAAATTAAAGTCCTTGGAAGAGGCGAAGACCAAAGTAATAAGTAAAAATTAAAATCAAAATATCATGTCAACACAAGTAACGAATTATTTAATCTACGGATTTAAATTAGATAGTGAATTCACAACTGATTTTTGGGAAAGTGATTATTATGACAAATATGATAGTTACTCAAGAAAAGAAGATGAATTGAGGTTTTTAACTGATGGTATGAACGGGGAATATACATACTTTGGTTTCATTAAGGAATTAGGCAGCGAAGAATCAAGCGAGATCAGTTTGAATTATAACAAGCAGGAAATCATTGATAAATTCACTGAACTATATCCAGAAATCTCAGTTCCGGAAATCAAATTAATCTCATTGCCACATTGGACTTAAAAGTAATAGCTAAAATATAAAATAAGGACAACTAAATAAGCTGTCCTTTAAATAATTTCCGTTGAAGTTGTTTGTATTATATTGCGAAAATATCTCCGATAACGGTGTCGCCAATTACGATTTTGTTTACTTTAATATTGCTTTGTTTTTATTAAAGTTACTACTTATTTCCGCAGGTTTTGCATCCGGATTTTGTTTTCTTTACGATGATGGGTTTCAGTTGGTTCTGAATCCCTTTTTGTGTTCTATTGGCCAATGCCTTAATGTTTAAAAAATTGCTCATTATATTGTGTTTTGTAAAGTTGATAGGTCTATTGGTTGTGTAGGCGATTCTTGATCGATAGAATCAATCTCACCTTGCTTTAATTTGTAAAGTTTTTCTTGTTTATCGTACGACAGATTAATCGCATCCTGTCTATTTTTAGCGTCCTGTTCCTTCTTGAATCTTGTGAGATCAGCTTCAAACTGCTGACGGAATTGGTCGCCTGTCACTTTTGCATTGGCTGTAATATTGGTAGTGTTGATTTTAATCTCACCATCTTTTTGTAATAAAAAAGATTCGTTGTTGAATTTATACTGCTCCAACTGCAATTTCTGCTGATGTTCCTGTTCGCTCAGTTTCGCTTTGTTTTGGTAAGCTACATTTGATGCTTCGATATTAGCATTTTGCGATTGTTGTGCTTTATCTAATTCGTACTGCTCGTTTCGTTTTCTATTGGCCTCTAATCGTAATGCTAATGTTGCTCTTGCCTGATTTGGATTTCGAATCATCATCAGATCCCATTCGTCAGCCACCGTCAATTGTCCTTGTTGAACGTGCTGTTTCACACCCAATGCAAAATCCAATCTTTCTTGCTGAGACGGAATATAATCCAGATATAAACCAAAGTAATGTTGCTTTCTGTCCTTCATATATTGAGACATAACATTTACGTCCTCGTCGCCTAAATTATCCTCAAGCATTTGTTTTACATAAGGGAACTCAATCGCATCATTCAGTCTTGCACTAATGACCTGAAGGTTTTGTCTTGACCATTCGAATAAACAATTTGTGTAATCACGCATTGCTGTATTATCCGTTAGCTTGTAAGGTTCGTTGATTCCATTTGTTTTCGGATCTGACTTTACTTGGTTATATTGATATGCGCCAAAAGCTCTGTAAAGTTTTTGTTCCTCCTGCAGATATTCATTTCCCAACTGCATTAATGTACGAGGAATATTTTCTGGTGTCTCTGAGAAATTTGTTTTTCCACCAGGAATTTCTTCGCCTTCACTATCCCTTGTCTTGATGAAGTTGAATCCTAATGTCAATAGAAATGATAATACTTCTTCCGGAGACAAAGGCGGTTTATCCTTACCATTCAAATGAACATCGGTAATCTCATCCTGATAGATATTGAGTGTATTTCCACGAAGTGTATTTCTGAAATGTAGCAATCTCAATCGGAGTTCGGTCATAGAATCAATCCTTGCAATTAATTCTTCTACGATTCCAACCTTTCTTGGTTTGCAAACTACATAGGAAGAAAGTGTTTTTCCCTTGTATGCTGGCTGATTTTTAATTAATCTATGGCGAATAATTGTTCTGTCTGCATCAAGAACCATAATTCCTTCAAACCATACATCGTAATTCTCTTCTATTTTTTCAGATTTATCGGATGATTGTTTTGGATTATATTCTTTTTCAGTGCCAATATCATTACTTCTATCAATTAAAGAAATGGCCTTTGTATTTCTGTTGACTTTCTTTTTTGTAACGTCTAAGAAATATGTTTTGAATTCGTAAAAAATAACTTTGATAATGATGTTGTCATTCAGTTCTTCCAGAGTTGAACATCCGGCTATTTTTCTGATTTGATCTTCTGTAAATTTTAATCCTGATTCTGAAGCTATGTTTCTAAAAGTTCCAACTGTGATATGGTCAACATCTCCGTGATAGGTAGCTTTAGTAAAATATTTGTCTGCATTCTTCTCGTCGCCTACATAATTATCAGGATGGATTCTTTTCATCTTGATTCCTTCAATCGGGTCGGTGGTAACTTTTGAAATTAATTTGTTGACTTCCAAAGCATCATCAAAAACTTCGTCCTGAATTAAATCAAAGCGATTCGTCAGGCAGAAAAAATCCAATGCTTTCAATTCTCCACGTTCTACTCTCAAAGGTTTTGCTGTTTCCTCTTCCAAGTCAACTTGTTCTTTGGATTGCGGAATTGTATCTAATGGTATAGGCGATTGTCCGCCATTAAGTTGAGCTGCTTGTTCTAAAAAATCTTTTGCATAGAACAACTTCATTTTCTCATTCTTACGATTGTCCTTGATTTCCATTGCAAACGGATCTGTAGCCTTCACAACAGGAATGAATTCTTTCATATCCACCGAGTTTTTAAACTCACGTAGCAACCAAGCTAAATCTTTAATACGGTCTTCTTTATCGTAGTGCAGAAATTCTTTTTTGATATATTTCCTCTGAATGTTTTTCTCTATTCTGGTAATATCCTGTTCACCAATTGCATACTTACGCCAAAGGTTGTGTTTAAGATTTCTTGAATAGAATTTTCCTTCCCACTCACTCCAAATAGCTGAGCCGAAATCTCTACCAAACTCAAAGGATTTCTTCTTTTCGTTTGATACCATTTCATTTGGGAATTTGTATATGCCGTATTGTGTTATCATTTATGTTTTAGTTTTGGTCGTATTCAAATAATTTTACAAGATCAACCGGATTGGCTGTTTGTATTGTGATTGGTTCTTTATGTTTTATTTCTCTTCCTGTGGCAATATTTACCAATTGCGCTGCTACCACGACATCTTTTGATTGTCTATTCTCTCTGGTGTAAGAGGCGATATGTTCGTTGAGTTCTAAAAACGGATATTTCAGTTCCTCCGGATGCTCAATAGATTCGTGAACATCAGATTGGATAGATGTTTCAAGTGCAGATTCTTGTTCCGGAATACTATTTCCAGCATTTGAACTTATCATTCCACCAAATTTTAATTCATCTGGCGTTAGATCTTTTTTCTTTTTTAATGGATTATCCATCACATATTTTCTCAATCCACGTGTGTACATCTTCTCAACAAGACTTTTCTTGTTTATCTCCGGAAATACCTGCATTGATAAGTATAGACAAGCCATAATTACATCTTCTTCTGCTTCATCTCTTGTGTTAGGCCTGTAGTTATAGAATAAAAAAACCTTTCTTTTTTGATGTTCTGGTAAATTGAAATCATTTGTGGTTTTGCCTACAAATCCTTGCTTAGAACCGTTGTTGTATTTTGTTCTGTCTGCTGCGTACGGGTCACAACCAAATGCTCCAAGATGTGTATTGACTGGCGCACGTTTCCCGTCCTTTATCACAAATTGGTTTCTAAATTCTAAGGGAACCGGAAGTTGTGAAACTGCAAGAAATTTTCCTTTTGAGTGGCGTTTCATTTCCACAATATTATTTTCCTTATCCTTATAGTAAAGATCAAATCGGAAAGTGGAACCTTGAACTTCCGGATTATTGTTATTTGCTTTCAGATAATTAATTGTGCTTACCATTCCAGGTGTTGCGTACATATTACTTGCTTCCTCATCTAAGAATGCATCTGTGTCTACACGAGGATTATTTCTTTTTCTCTCATTTAGTTTCTGAATGTCATCTCCGCATTCAGCTTCTTTATTGTCGAGATATTGTTTTACACCGATGTAAACTAATTTTCCAAGTTCATTCAGAATAGGGAATTCCGGATTGTCATAGATTACATATCCGAACTCATCAAAGAATCCCATTGTTGTATAATCTGCAGGAATGAAAATCCCATATAATCCTGTTTTTGTAAATCCGGATTCTCCACGGCTTGTCAGTTTTGATTCTTCGTAGAATTTCTCGTAGTTCTTTCCTCCTTTATTTGGAGAACTCGCTGTGCTTCCACAAATCGCCTTTCCAACAATCTCGCTTCCTACCTCGTGACAAAGTCTGTGGTGCTGTTCCCAATAGGCATTAATATCCACACTCTTGAATTTACCTATTTCATCGTTGATTGAGAGTGTAACCTGCGTACCATCATAAGCATCAACTGTTGTTGCATAAAAGGTTATGATAGAATCAAGTCCATCGCTGCTGCTATCTGATTTATTATTAGTTGTCAGTTTCTTTTTAGGAGATGAGAACTCTAATATTTTCTTTGGAACAACCTCTCCGGTTCTTTGTGGCTGAAGGTGTTTAGGTAGGTTTAGGAATGGTTTTACTACGTGACGGTCAAACAACGTCTGAGCATCTGTATCTTTCTTGGACACAATTGGAAAAAAGCCGCTCTTCCAAGTAATTGCTTTATTTAAAACGACTGAACCTGAAGATGTTGAGAAAGAAGAACGTCTTGATTTTAAAAGCAAAATTCCGATACATCTTTCATCAGCGAATACAGCTTCCAAAAAGATAAAATAATCTCTCTGTGGCATACGGAAATCTCCGTACCTCCGCATATCGGTAAGTTTGTAATGTTGTAAAAAGAAATAGTAGTTTCCAGGAATGTATATTACTTCACCATCATTCATAAAGAAGTCGCCATACTTCTTTCTTCTCATATCATCGTCTATAAACTTTCTGTGTTTTTTATAGACTTCGGTTAATTTTGATTCTGGATTTGGCTCGTCTTTGAAATACTTATCGAAGTGCATTAGTTCTTTCGGAACATCGTAGCGTCGCCATTTTTGGTCTTCCTGCGGTATATCTTCCCATCGAACAATATCTGGTTGAGCCGGAAGCGCAATGTTTAGTCCATTGATTTCTATTATTTGACCAATCGTGCCATCTTTTGAAATGACAACAGTTTCATATTCCGGATATAGCCTGTACTCCCAAGATTTGTCTTTGTTTTTTTTATCAATGACGGCTTGAGGTATTTGGTTTTCCAATACCCTATGAATATTTCTTCTGTATGATCTATCAATTGTTTTCAACATACTTCTCTGCTATATTTGGTGCTAATGAGTTTTTAAGGATCTCATCGTTTGCACCATCCGGATCTTCTAAAAGTGATATTCTGTCAAGGATTTGGTAAGAAACTCTTATTGATAAGGCCTTGGCTTTTGAAACTGATGTTAGTCTGTCGTCAGTAACGCTTTCTCTGGCTTTCTGTCTTTTTTCTTCATCTGTTAAATCCCTATCCATTATTATTTCTTCTAATGAATTGGCTTTATATTCTCCAATGTTTCTCGTAGCAACTTTTGTCAATTCGTGCCAAGTTGTTTCAAGACCTTTAATGATTTTATTTTTATAAGCTTGGTCTTTTTTATCATCCAGATTTATTTCGTCTATTAGTTCGCAAGCCGATTTATAAACCTGCTCTCTGGATTGGACGACTTGAAACATTTTATGCTCTAATACATACCCATCCTTATCAGTAGGAAATTCAATTTTAGAATCAAGTACAGCAAGAAGATCATCAATCGCCTTTACTACGAAGTCGTGCATCTCTTCCCTACCTTTTTCCACAAAAGTTTTCCTTTGCTTTGCCATCCTATTAGAAATTGAAATCTAAATTTGCAAGAAGGTCATCGTTGATAATTTCTTTAGAGAAATCCATTACCTCTTCTTTGGTGCGTTTTCTCGGTTTGTTAATACTTAGACTTCGTACTGTTATTTTGTCGTTTAGAAAATCTAAAAGCGTTTCATCATTATTATAGATCTCTGTGAAAAATTGCCGAAGTAATTCGCATTTACTTTCTGAGAAGGCTATATCTGCCACTGCATTTCGTTGGTAACCCGACATACTCTTGTTTGCGCTTTCAAAATCTCCCATAATAGCAAATAAGATTGCGGAAGCATTATAGTTTCCATTACAGAATTTCTTAGCGGTAATTTTTAAAGCTGTTATAAACCTTACTGACTTTGTGAGGTTGCTTTTAGCAAAAAGGTTTTTGTGTGCGTTCATATATATCTTTGAAAACAAATGTAACCTCGCAACTGCGCCATGGCCTTTTTGCTTAATATTTAGAAAGTATGACCAACCTCCAATCAGTTGTGGATATTATCAGTTTAGAATCTCAAACAGTAGGAAGTCTGTTCTTCGGGAAACCAAGATATATGGCTAACAGATACGCTAAAATTGGGATGCAAAATCTCAATCTGACTTTCGGAATGCATATTAAAGGGATGGAAGTCGTAGTTCCGAGTAGTTGTCGCCTTTATAAGCCAGAAGGATTTGAAAGATTTATCCGAGCATACATTTTAAACTGCGACGGCCGAACTATTGAGATTGACAGAAACAACAAAATTCCATCCGAATTACTAAGTTATTTAGTTGATTGCGACGGAACATTGTTAACAGACTGCGATAATCAACCTTTAACACAAGATTGTATTTCGTGTAATGAAGACGGCGGCGGTTGTCAAGATACAAGTTGTACGGAATGTAAGGGAACTGGAAAATGCTGTGTGCCAGAAGTTGAACAAATGGTTCACGATATAATGAAGCACCGAAACTCTTGGGTAAAAGATAATCAGGATTTTATCGAATTTAGTTCCGATTTGGAAGATGTTGCGGTTGTGATTGAATTTGTTTCAAACCAAACAGTTGGCGTAGAAGAATGTCTGATTCAAGTTCCGGAGAATTATGCAATGGCACTGGAATATTTTATAAAATTCAAATTATTAGAAGGCGACGCAAAGACATTACAAACCTCACAATATTTCTATCAAAAATATAAGAATCTAAAAAAATTAGAAGCATCGAATAGAAATCCCCTAACTACCAATGATCTGTATAAGACATTGTTTATGCATTAATCAGAATGGAGAAAGTAACCAATATATTTGCAATCCCAAGAATGGATAGTGACACCAACTATTCTTTTCTTGATAATAAATCATACAGCTATCTCCTTAATATGCGCCCGACTGGTTACGGAGAAAACGGTACGCTTAGATTTATCAAGGGGAGTGAACAGATTGCTGATTATTCTGAAAATGGGACAATGGTTTCTGTAAGGATGTTCCAAGGCGATAATAATAAGTTGTATAATTTTCTTGCACGTGCTGATGGGTTTTCAAAAATTATTGAGACAGATGTTGTTACGAGACTTTCAAGGGTGATTATCCAGGATTATATTCATTTGAGATTTGATTTATTCATATGGCAAAATAATTTACCTAAAACTAAAAGATACTATCTCAATAGCGTTAATCAAATTGGCAATTTTCTGGTTTTTTCAAGTGAGTTTTGGGAAAGACCAAGAAGTGTTGACTTAACAAAGAGCTATTTAACAAGCTTTACTCTATCTGATGTTATTATCAATAAAAAACCACCTGAGAAGGCTCCTGTAATCTTGGATGAATATGTAAATAATAGTAAAGAAGATCTTAGGAATAGATTTGTAAGTTTCGCCTATCGATACAAATATGCAGATTCAAGCTATTCCGTATTGTCATTTTATTCAGATCCTGCTTTTATTGAGAAAGGCCAATCTATGAACACCAATGATAAAAGGGAGAACACATCAATGGTAAATAAACTAAGCGGTGTAAAACTATCGATAAACTCCGGTGACGAAAGAGTTGTTGGTGTTGAAGTGATTGCCAGAGAACACGATACTAATAATGGATATATTATTTATACCGCTGATAAGGATAAACTGAACATCCAAGATAACTCTATAATTGAAGTAAAGTATAACTTTTCAAGCAATTACACACTCATGCCCCCTAATGTACTAGATTTACTTTATAGTAATATTCCAAAATACCCGAAAGCACAAGACTATATTGGAAGTCGCCTTTTCTTTGCTAATTACAAAGAAAATTATGATCTGAAGGATAAGGATGGGAATAATGTCAATATCGACATGGAATATAGATTAGACTCCATTGAGATTAATGATTTTGAAGGCACAAAAAGAACTACAGTATCACTATTCAATTACAAGTTAGGTATTGTATATTATGACGAATACAACGAATGTACTACTGTATTAGGCAACAACGATGACACTAAGAATGAAATCTATGTTCCCTTTGAGAAGAGGACATTTATGAATAGTATTAAAGCTAAAATAAATTCTACCCAAAAACCTCCGGAATGGGCTGTTAAATTTAAGTGGGTAGTAATGTCACAAAAATTAAATTACGAAAATATATTTTCAGGATTGGTTCGTAAATTTAATGATAAATTATATATCCTTCTCGATAATGACAATTTAAACAAGCTAAAGAAAGATGATAAGTTTTTTTTGACAGCATCTTCAATAACTCAATATGAAGAAATGACGGTCAATGACGTGCAATTCATTAAAAATATTGATATTCCTTTAGGTGTTGATGGAACATATGCCATTGTTGAAGGCGCAAAAAATTTAGATATAAAACAAAATTCTGGAGAAAGTGGTGTAAAACTGAAAGTTGCATTAGCTGATATTGATTCAGTAGATGTAAATGTTTTAACAACGGAAGTAGAGATAAATGATTCCATTCCAGGGCAAAAAATATTTGGGAATTTATATGTTAATGATAGAATAACTATAAATATTACATCAAAGATTAAAAATGCATTAGTTAATACTTTAGATATAAATTACACATTTGAACAAACAATAATTATAGATCAAGATTATAATAATATATATGATGCTATCGCTGATAAAATAGATGTTCTTTTTTACGATTACTCTAACACAACTACTTCAATTTCATTTATTGGAAACAATTTCCTACTGTCAAAACTAAAGGCAGAGTATGGTTTAGACGGAACGGAACAATGCAGGTATGAAATTATAGCTTCAATTTTTGTTATAAGAGGTAATGCTGCCCAATTTATCAGAACATTAAATAAAGATGTCATCGATACTTTTTATTATGAAGCTAATAATACTTTTGATATAGTAAATAATCAGCACACAGGTGCTGGAATTGATGGTTACCATGATACAGGATTCTTCAATGGAATAGCTTGGGGAAATGGCATGGAATCTTTTAAAATTAAAGATGACTTCAACGGTCGTGCATTATCACAAAGATTCAGGCCAAACTTATCAACTCCAATTGGCTACAATGAACTATGGAGAAAAAATGACATTACGTATTCCGGATTATACAATCAAGAATTAAAAATAAATGAATTACCACTATTCAATCCAATAACTATTAATTGGAAATCGCTTCCACCAGAACACGGAGAAATCACAAAAATTATTTCAACAGATGGAAATATAAAAGTATTCTGTCTTGACAAAGTCATCAATCAATATTATGGTAAATCTATAATTGCCGATATGCAAGGAAATGAGAACGTTGCACTATCAGATGAAGTTCTTGGTGGATATTACGAACTTCCATACAAGTACGGCTGTCAGCATCCAGAGAGTGTAGTTTATGCAAACAATTTGATCCATTGGGTTGATGCTAAACGAACGAGAATATTAGCCACTGCGGACAAGGAGATAACGGAACTTAATAGTACAGAAACAGCATTCTTACAAGAAGGCGTAGATATTACTATGTCTCATCAAAACTTCCCTGCAACCTATGATTATAGATTTGGAGATTATATTTTAGGTTTGGATCATAATGAAGCAGTCGTTTTTAATTTTGAACAAAAAGGATTTTCTCATTATTACAACCACGGATTTGATTCAAAACTTGGAATGCTTGGTAAAATATTTACAACATATCAAGGCGTTTTGTACGAAGATGAAGTTACAGAGCAATATAATAATTTCGCTGGCCAAGGTAATTTTTCCGCAAAAGTAAAATTTGTCGTTAATCCTGAAATGGTGACGGATAAAATTTACAATTCGATGTATATTCAAAGCAATACAGCCTGGAACACCGAAGTTAAAACAAATCTTACTGCTACCAAATTTTCCGAGAATGTTTATGATAAACGAGAAAGCTACTATTACACCGAAATTTTCAGAGATTCTTCCACTAAATTAGGCGTTGTCGGGATTGGTAGAATACAAGCAATCAATGGTAATCAATTAGTTTTTAACAGCCCTATTTCTAATCAAGTCACCTCAAATGATAGTATCATTAATGAATCCGGAAGTGTAACAATTCCTATCGCTAATATTTTTGGTAAAACTATAACAGTCGCCTCAATAACAGGGTTAAGTGTAGGTGATTTTGTTGGCGTACAGAAAGGGCAAGTAGGCGATTTTAGACCAAACGGAGTTCCAATTCGTGGTGAAAATATGGAAGTCACTTTAACTAAATCAGGAAGTGAACCGTACTATATTACATCGGTTTCGACGATATTCATACCGGGTACACCATCCTAATAAAAATATATGGAAAACAACGAAAAATACCCACTAGTTTATATCGAATGGGAAGATGCTTATTCAGTTCCTGAAAAATGGCATACTGAAGATGAAATGACTGGAATCCTTGACGATGAATGCTTTACAGTAAAACAAACCGGATTTGTAATAAAAGAAACCGATATGTTTATAGTACTTGCAAATCAGCTCAATGAACTTAATCTGTCAGCAGATCAATACTCCGGCCTTCATAGAATACCAAAAGGATGTTTGAGAAAAAGAATTGACCTTATTTCTTCTTTGGAGGTTTCGAAGTAGTTTTCTTTTTATCAGTTTCTTTAACTGTAGTCTTAGGATTATTCTTAGCGTATTCCTTTGATACATACTTTCCTGAACCTGCGTCTCTATTTGGTGCCATAATGATTAATTTTTTGTAAAACCAAGATACAAATAATTTTAATCAGTTTTACAGTACCCTAAATATTTAAGCAAAAACGGCAAACGCACTACCCTATATTACTTTTGAGGTAAACAAGCACTAAATGTTTATCACACGAGTTTTACAAAACGGAGATGCAGATATGGCGAATGAATGGTTAGCAGGTTGGCGACTCCAAGCATTACCTATTGGTATGTACCCAGACAAAGGATTGGTTCTTTTAGATGAAGAGTCAAACCCTGTCTTTGTGGGTTTTGTATGGACAAGTCCTTCCGAAATGGCAATGTTGGGATTCATTACCAGAAATCCCCTTGCTAAAAAATTACCAAAAGATACACGAAAGAGATTTTGTAAAAGCCTTGATGAATACGCAAGACTGGAATTGGGATTCAAATACATCTCAACGTGGACGGAAAACAAAGGTTTGGTAAATGATTTTAAGGAATTAGGTTTTCGTGAAACCAGCAACCAGTGCAGTGAACTAATAAATTACAAATAAGAATATGCCAGTAGCAGTACCATTAATAGGATTAGCAGTTACCGCAACAACGGGTGCAATAGCGGCATCAAACGCAAAGAAAGCAAGAGAGGCGACTCAAAAAAATATCAATGGATTTAAACGTCAGGATCTCGTAAACCCAGCAAATGGATTACAAGTTTCAACTTTAGGAGCAGACAGACAACGTGAGGATATTGCTAGAACAATGGCCACTTATGGAAACCTCGCAGCTATGGGTGGAAGTCGTGCTATTGCAGGGTTACTTCCGAATCTCGTTGCTCAACAAAATTCTCAGGAAGCACAGATTGCTGCAGGTCTTGATGAACAGCAGGCAAGGATTGATCAAATACAAGCTCAAGGACAATTAGGTATTATGAATATGCAAGAGCAGAGAGATAATGCAGATTTGGCAGGTTTAGGAACTCAGCTCGATTTAGCTAATGCACAAGCAGCACAATCAAAAAATGCTTTGGTTGGAGGAATCACTAATGGATTAACGAATGTTGCTTCATTAGGATTACAATCGATGGCTGATGGCAATGGATTCTTCGGACAAGGGAATGCGTATCAAGATGCTCAGATTGCTCCGGGTCAAGTTTTACCAGGTGCGCAAGTAACTCGTATTCCAAAACTGAATTTCAATAATAATTTCAACAGTTTTACTATGCCTCAGCTTGGCTATAAAAAATTATTCTAATAATGGCAGGAACACCACAAGGAAATTTCGCAGCATATAAAGAACTGAATTATCGAAAAGAAGATCAGGATAATACTGTTGATTTTATCAGTTTAGGCATTGATAGACTTATTAAAGAAGGAAAAGCAAGAGATGCTGCTAAACTTAAATTAGCTCAAGATCAAGGTAAAACTTATTACGATGCAATCAAAGATATTAAGATTGAACCTATTCAAACAGTTTCTATGTTCCAAGATTTTGATAATAAAGCGTTTAACGAAACGTTTGATGCAGTTGCTGAAGCAAAACGAATAACTCAAGATCCAAGTGTTTCCAATACTTTAAAACAACAATATTCTCAAAAGGCATTAGAGAAACAAAAGGGATACATGGAATTAAAAACATTCCTTGGTGATCCGGTTCAAGTCAAATTATTTACTGATAAGCTTAATACAGATACAAGTAAAATTTGGAGAGGTGACGACGGCCTGAAGATTATGCGAGCTGTAAAAGCTAATGCTGTCACTTATGGTTTCGATGTAAATGGAAGACCAACTGTAAAATTTCTTGATCCAGATTCTAATGAAACTATTGAAAAAAACTTTAACGAAGCTACTCAGGCTGTTTTAAATCCTTATACCGAAGAATTGGTTAATAAAAAAGACGGGCTTATCGACCAGATGAAGACCGAGGCAGTAACTATGAGTATTGAAACTGAGAATGGCATTGGTGGAAATAGAACAACCAAAACATTAAAATTTAATCCGGAAGCAGCTAAGAAAAGTTTCGATACGAGGTTTGGAGAATACAATTTAAATAATGATGACCAATACTTAAAACAGTTCTCTTATGATGTCCTCAATAATAAACCTATTAAAAGTAAGGAGGATTGGGATAAAGTGAAGCAAGCCTATGTTGACAGAATGGATGGTTTTGTAAAAGAAGAAAAATCCACTATTGATAAATACACTGCAGCACAACTTGAAGGTCAAAATCTAAACAATAAAAAAACCAAAGTTCAGATTCAAAAGATGCTGGAAAAAGAACAGCAGTTAGCCGTGCCAACTGCAGAAACATCCATTATCAGAACATATAACCCAGACGGAAGTTACCAAGGCTATTATACCGGGAAAACAGCTTCGGTAAATCTCGCAGGGACAACGAATTTTATTTCAGCACATCCAGTTGAAGGAAGAGATGGCAAGGTTACAAACAGGTATTATATCGGCGGTTTTGCGAAGGACGGCAATATTGTTTACGAGCCAATCAGTAATCCATTAACCGCAATGACATCTGCTAAAATTAAAGATCCTGTTAAGTTTTTCAGTGAATTAAACTTTAAGGCTTCTACCCTTCCGGTTATCAAATACGGAACTCGTCAGAAAATAGTACCAAAGAAGAACGAAAAATCAAAAGAGTATGAATTAACATCAGTAAATATTAAAGCGAAAGCCACTGAGGAAAATATGAAGAAAGATTTTGAAAACACATTATATCAAGGCCTTTTAGATAATCAAGGAGAAAATCAATAAAAAGAACTACACGAAATATGAACGAAGAATTAGAATATCAGAAATACTTAAGCGACGGCGGAGAAGCTTCTTTTGAGGATTACAAATCATTTAAAGAATTTGAATCAATGCTCCCTACTGAGACTGATTCTGAAAAAAAAAAGACCTTACCCGAGAACCTCATAGTGGAGAATACTACACCTTCGTCGATGATGACCTCGCTTCCGATAAGCAACGAGTTGGATTTGAATCAAGCGCAGGAAAAATCGATACTTCAAGCACAAGCAGACAATTCTTTGGGATTGGATTCTACGGCAAGCAATACTTTGTTGGAATCGCCTTCGACAGAAACGGTATCTTCTGGTTTAGAAAGTTCTAATACACAATTACCTATTACCAATATTCAACCTGATTTATCTAATACAAATCAGGTTAATGCCATTGTACCCAAAACCACTCAAACTATTAGTCCAAAGAAATTATTAGGTGTAGATGAAGAGGAAAAACCACAAACCACAAATGATGATTTTCTGCAATTACAGCCTAATGAAGTTCTTGATACCATAGATTATAAAAAGCTAAAAGATATAAAATTAGAAGTAATTACTTCCGGCGCATTTGAAGGCGAAAATTCTATTGGCGGTTTAATTACAAAAGAACAGGAATTATCTCAATATCAAAATTGGCAATCTAATGGTTGGGGAAAAATACTCCCTGATGAAAAGAATGGAAGACCTCAATTTCAAGTTAATGAAGTAGGTCAAAATCCTATTCAGGAATTATTAGGTTATAAAAAACCAGATGCTTATGATCAACGTGATGCAACCAACAAGTCTATAGCTCCCATCTTACAAGGTGCGGAAGCAGAAAATAGATTGAAGGAACAGCAAGAATCTGTCCTCGGCGAAGAATACATCCAACAAAACGGTGTATTGACCCGTGATGAGTTCCAGGAAGCCAAGTATCAAAATTTATTACAAGATTACATCAAGCAAGGCAATCCCGAAGATCAAGCCGTCGCCTTAGCAAACCAGACTATTGCTGATGATAATCAATCAAAATCCAATACGGCTAAACAATATATTAACAGCATCCTACAACGTGGGAAATTTGTAAATGATCAGTTTGAAGGAAAAGCGAAAGAAGATGCAGCATTAACACAATCTGAAGTTCAAGGATGGAATAAAGTTTTAACAAATTACTCGCAAGATTTTTCTGATTATCTTAATGATCGAGGCTATAATAAATTTGGTGAAGTAGGTGATTATAACTTTGAATTGGAATCCGGAAAAGCAAATGGCAGAAGAAGAATTTTGGATGACTTTTTTAATTGGAAAAAACAGAATCTTTCAGATTATAGTGTTGTTTTAAAAAATAGGGATGAGAGTAATAAAATTCTTATCAATGATGCTGTAAAAAAGAAAGATGTAGCAGAATTACAAAGATTGCGTGAACTTAGAAATAATACTTCCATTGCAAAAATAAATGAAGAGATTGCGCTTTTTAAAAAAGTAAATCAAGATGAGATTTCTATTAACCAAGATTTTGATGTTACTGAGAAAAAAAAGATGGATGCCGCAAGAGAATATGCAGGTTACGAAAATTCTGAATTCACAGATACGATTTCTTATACTTCAAAAGCTATTGGTACAGGAATTTTTAAAGTAGCGGCCGATGTTGTACTTGCACCTTTTGCCTTGGCATCGCCTATATCAAAAACAACAACACAACTCAACGAAACTATAAACGCTGAAGTACAAAATCCTTTCAATGTCTTGCAGTCAGGATGGAGCGACACGGTGAATGTTTACAAAGATGAGAAAACAGGAAAAGAATACGAAGAGAGATTTGGTTTTGTTTATGATAAGGATAAAAGTGGAGATTTAAAACTCAATGAGAAACTAACTTATGATGGAATATCCGGATTAAAAAAAACAGAAACTTATCAGGATAGAAATATTGCTTCCATTTCCGGAACCATAGTTAATATGACTGCTACTATGATGGCGGCAGACGGAATAGCAAATGTTGTAAAAGCAGGCACTTCATCAAAACTTTTGGGATGGGGTAATAAATCGGCGCAAACATTAGGTAAAGAAAATATTCTTACCAAAGCATTGTATAATGGTGCTGAAGCGGCGCAATCTTACAATAAATCATCTGCCTTAGCGTGGTCTTACATTACTGCAAGACAAAATATGCAGACAGCGCAAGAAGCTGGTTTGTCGCCTACACAAGCATTTGCATATACTGTTTTCCAAAGTGCTGCTACTGGTTTAATGACAAGAGTAAGTCCCGATAATATTTTCTTTAAAGAATACAGCTCAACAAATAAGAGTCTTTTTAAACTTCTTTCTCAGAATAAAATAGAGGAAGGAAGATTGATCGTTACTGACTTTCTAAAAAAATATGCAAAAACTGCTATTGGCGAAAATACACAGGAATTCTCTGAACAAGTAGTACAGGATGTTGTAAATGAAGGATTCAATTCTATCAACGAAAAAGATAATGATGGTAAGGATAAATTTACAGCGAGTTCTATTGATGATTATTTCGCAATCGGAGAGCAGACGAGTGGCTATACATTTATACTTAATGCCTTCAACGCTCTAGGCAGAGGGAAAATAAGAACATCCGGAATGAATAATCTGGAAAAAGCAATCGTTGCCTCGCAGATTCCGGAAGCTAAAAAAATGCTTTATGACTTATCAGACCAATCATTGATAGGTTACACATTTGAAAAGGCCGGAACAATGCTTAATCAAATTAAAGAAGTTGAAAAATACACCAGTCAAATTCCAGATGGTGTTTCTTTAAGCGTTTCGCAGACGGCAGATGTTGTAATAAAATTACAGCAGGCAGAAGCACTAAAAGAAAAAATAAAAGAAAATGGTGATTCTGCCGTAAACGGTGTCATACAAGCTCAACTTGATGAAGTGAACAAAAGCGTCGATGATATTTTAAAATCAGGTTTAGAAAATACAAAGAATAAAAAATATGATCTTAACGCAAAAATCGGAGAAGATTTAATTACAACCGAAACCACATCTACAAATGAAGAAAATCCACAATCCCCACAGGAATCAGAAGCAGTTCAAGCCGAAACTAATGTTGCAGAAACGCAACCGAATTCCCAAAATTTAGAAAACTCAACCTACACAGATAAAGAAGGTAAAAACTATACTATTAATCAGTATGGAAAAGACCCAGCCAACGGTATAATGGTTACTGTTCAGGATGGGGATAAGGTAATTGGGATGTCTAATTTCACTCAGAAAAAAGACGGTACTATTTCTTCGGAATCTACCAGCGTTCAGCCGGAGTACAGAAGAAAAGGACTTGCTTCTGCAATGTACGATCACTTAACAAAACAAGGCATTAAATTATCGCCTGCACCCGATCAAAAGGCAGACGGTAAAAATTTCACAGATAATTATTTTAATCGAATCTTAAATCCTACAAATACCGTAAATGATGCAGTAAATGATGCGCCAAACCCTACTCCGGAAACTGAAATTAGTGAGGAAGAATTAACTAAAAATAATTTAGAGAAACTAAAATTATTACAAAATGGCAACACCGAAACAACGAGAAATAATCCTATTAATGATGGAAACGCTCAACTTGGGACTGAAAGGTTATCAGAAACTCAACAGCAAGGGAAAACTAATACAGAAGGAATATCTACAGCCGTTAACACCGACACAAGTAAAGGAAATGATGCGGTAACAAATAACACTGATGCGGTAAAAATTCCATCATCAAATGGAAAATATAACATCCAAGAAAATAAAGATCAATCAGGAAATACAACTTTCCAACTCTTAGATAAAAACGGAAAAGAAGTAAATCCTAAAAGCTATAAGACAAAAGCAGAATATGTTGCCGAAGTCATCAATCAAAAAGAATATCCAGAATCAAAAGTAGAAATTCAAGATGGAATGACCGAAGCAGATTATACTGCAGAAGTTTTGGAAAAATCTGAAAATCCAAAAGAGATTGCTCAGGTTCTGATGACTACACCGAAGTTTGATAAAGGTGATGTTGTAGGCTCAAAAAAATGGGTTATTGCACAAGTCATTGGCAAGAATGTAAACCGTGATAGTTTTATCAGATTTGGTGATGTGAATAATATTACAGATCCAATTGCCCGAACTTACTTTCCACCACAGAAAGGAGGAAAAGGTATTGATGTCATTGCTCAGGAAGCTTCAGAAATGTTCAATCAGGATTATTCATCAGAGGCGATTACTCCGCAGGATATTGTTGATTTTATAATGGAGTTTCCTGGCGACCCAACAAAAGCTGAACGACCAAATAATCCGACGTACACCAAAGCAGAAGCGAAATTTATTAAACTGACTGGTGAAAGGCCTTCGAAATATCTTTTGGATAAACTAAATCCATCCGTCGCCAAAACAATAGAATCTACGGAATCTCAAAAACAAAAAGCTTTAGCGGAATATGAAAGACTTGATAATGTAGAAAGAAATAAATTAGTTATTGAATATGACAGTTCGTTTAATTCCTTACCTTTAGAACAACAAATATCAGAATATGAATATAATAGATCAGATGAAGAAAATGGGGACGAAACTGCAACCGAACCATCTAACGGACAAAGAGAAAGCAATCCGAATGCTGGAAATAAAACAGGCACAAACGGAACAGTCCAAAGGCAACAAACAAACGAGCGATATGCCCAAATAACCAAACAGGCATTTGATGCCTTAATAGAACAACTTAAAAAACCATTCGCCAAAGCATTTAAAAATCTGAATATTACTACGGATTGGAATGCGTTTTCTACTAAGGCGAAAGCTTTGGGACTAAATGTTAATTTTGATTCTCAGTTTCAAATACAAAATCCGAAACCGTTAATTGTTATACATAACATATCTGAAAGAGGATTAGCAAATGCTCTTAATATAGGAGGGCTACCTGTACCAAGTTTAGCTATTACAAGTGCAAATAATCCACTCACTTCTTTTGGTGAAATAACCCTAATTGGAGATACATATCTAGCAGATCCTAAACAGCCAACTAATAAAGTTTTTGATACAGATGTATATTCACCAAGATATCCACGTTCTGAAAAAAGTTTTAAATCAATTTCAGATCAAACAAAATTTGAAAAAGAAATACTTGATTTAGCTAACCAAGATGAAAAATCAAAATTCACTTATTTAGATGTAGAAGATGCACTAAATGAAATGCGAAGCAGTCAAATTATGACAGCTTACATGGTAGATAATAATATTAAATTTCCAGATTCTAAATATGGGAATGGGGCTAGCGAATATTTTTATAATACGGATGGAGCAGAACAGGCACTGCAAGATTGGGTAGAAGAGAAAACAGCTAAATATAATATTGAAGATAAAATATTTAATGGCTATACTCCATCTGGCTACCGAAAATACATTCCTCATAATCTAGAAAATGTCGTAAAAATTCTAAAAGGAAAAATAAAAAACGGAGAGAATTTTACTTACGGAGCAGGTAATATTAGAGCTAGTGCATCTAAGCAGTTTAAAAACTTGGAAGATATTAAAAAAGATAGAAATAAAATTGTTTCAAAAAAAGAAATTGAAAACCTTAAAGACGAAACACAAGATGAACTATCAGATTTACTTGTAAATATTAAAGACAATTATAGATACGACAAAAATTCTTTTAGTTATTTTGATGAGGCAGCAGCATCAATTGGAGAATTTGCAGGAGGCAAAAAAAATGCTCTTAATGAAACATTCGAAAATCTTTCTGAAGAACAATTAAATACAATAAAAGAGTACATTTTAAAACTCAAAAACGCACCAACAGAATATTTTGAAGCAAAACCACAAAGAGCAGTTGCATTAAGAGAGTTTAAAGCGGCAGTTGTTCCAAAAGGTATTAGCGATAAATTTTTAAGTGAACTAAATAAAAGAGGTTTAGCAGTTTATCAGTATGATAAAAAGATTGAAGGTGACAGACAACAAAAGGTAAATGAAGCATCTTCAGAACAAGATGTACAATTTATGCGTACCGTCAATGGAGAAATCTACGGTGCAAAACTTCCTGATGGCACAATCTACATCAATCCAGAAAAGCTAAACGCCAATACTGCTATTCACGAGTTCTCGCACCTTTGGGAGCAAGTAATGCCGAATGCGTGGAAGAAAGGTGTCGCCTTATTCCAAAATACAAAAACAGGAAAAGAACTCTACACCCAACTGAAATCCGACGGCAACTACTCTACTCTATCATATGAACAAATATGGAGTGAAGCACTTAACACCCACATAGGAAACTACGGGGAATGGAGAAACAACAATCCAAGAGGGAAAATGAAAGAGTTGTCCGACTGGATTAAGAATGTTTTCTCACGAATTGGAAACTATTTTAACATCAAAGCGAATCCAGAAACTACTTTAAAAGTATTTACAGAGAGTGTAGTTGGTGATTTGTTGGGAGGCAAGGCGATTGCTGCGGAAGTGAATGCTGACGGAAATACTAGCATCAATTACAATATTGTAAATTCAAACAATCTAATTCCCGCAAAAACTATAAATGAGGTTATTGAAGAAATCCAGACAAATGGATTAGAATCTGGCGTAAATAAACTGAAAGAAAGCAACTGGTACAAAAATTTATCCGCAGCTAAGAAACAGGAAATTAATACTCAAAATCTTTTCTCCGAGAATAATATTGTAGCAACTCTTATTCAAAACGAACAATCCAGAACGGAATTGGCAAAGGAAATAGATAAGGTAAAATTAGCGAAAGAAAAAGAATCCAGCAAAGAAGCTATCAAAGATTTAAAGCAAGTTGCTAAAGAAAAAATTGCTGAGATAAAAGCTAAGTACGTTGAAGAAATTCAAAAAATAAAATTTGGATCCAAAGCCGAAAGCCGGGAAAGAATTGCGAAAATAAGAAATATACAGAAGCAGGCTTATAATGATATTGTGAATTTGATAACATCGGATAAGATAAAAAGAAGCCTCACACCATCAGAAGCTAATCGACTTATCAAAGCGACGGCCAATATCCTAAATGCTAATAATACTCAAAAAGCTTTGGATAATTTCATAGAACTTTACAATAAAACCAATGCTTACGAATATCAAAAGCAATTGGAAAATGATGTGAAATATACTGAGAAAATCACGCAGGAAGTAAAAGATGGATTTGCTGATGGAAAAACTTTGCAGGAAATCTATGACATCAATCCTAAAAAATACGAATCGCCTCGTGCAAAAGATTTAGCGAGAAAAGTCTATGACCGTGAAGTGAGTAAAACTAAACCAGATGACAACGCTTATAAAAAAGTAAAAGAGAGACAACAGCAAGTTAAAGACGCTTTGTACAAATTTCCTAAACTAAAAGAAGTTATCCAAAATATCAAACGAGGATTTATAAGAGAGGTTTCGGACAGACAATATCTTCCAAAAACGATCCTTAAAAACATCAATGCAAAAGCGACTTATAACAGAATGATTTCTTACGGTGGTGCATCTGCCAGCGCAAAGGCGAGATGGGAAAAAATCTACGATAAAATCTTTGCGGATATGACCAATAAAGACAGAGATAACTTCAATGCAATTGTACAGCAAAGAAGAATTGTTTCTGTTGACCAAAATCGTGAATCAAGAGGATTAGAACCCGTCAATCATCCGGATAATTCCAACCAATACACAGCACAAAATGCTTTAAAGCAAATGGAACTGGAAATCGGTAAACCTACATTTGATAAGTTGAATAAAAAGGCAGATGACTATTTTGCAGAGTTCAAAGGATTGTTGTCGGATATGAAAAAGAACGGCATCATCAACCAAGAACAATATGATAGTATGGCCGATGTCGATTATCAGCCAAGACAGTTTATGGAGCATCTTTTTGATATGGAATATGATAATGATGGAAAGTTGATTTCTGTACGACCGCTATCCGGAGAAAAATTTGGAGATTCTACAGGTTTATCGAAAGACCAAATACGATCTTTGGAAGAAGGATCTATGGGAATTTTGATGGATGATGCACAATTGCTTTTGGCAACCGCAGTTGGAGGCAGAACCAAATCATTCTTTATGAATAATGTAAATTCTACTTTCATCAACAAAGATTTCCCACAAGCCAAAACAAAATATGAAACTTTGAAATCCAAAGTAGCAAGTGAATTAACTTCTGAGGACAAGAGATTCTTAAAATATTTTGCCGAGTTGCAGACAATGGTAAAGGAAAATCCTATGGTAGGATTAACACCTTCCGGGAAACCAAAGTTTCTGAATGAAGAATTACCATCGAAAGGTTGGAAGCGAGCTTATTATTTTGAAAATGGGATTAGAAAAGAATTTTTTATGCGGGATGATTTCTATGATCAATGGCACGATACGATGAAAAAGTTTGCTGATAGTGATGTGAAGGAAGCAATATCAGTAGTTTCAGGTTCGGCCGTTACAAAAATGATGGCAACGGGGAGAAATCCAGGATTTGCCTTGGTAAACACGCCACGAGATTTCGCTTCTGTAATGTTGTTCTCTGAGGAATATAGTAACATCGCACCATTATCATTAATTCAGTTAGCGAAAGATTCTACAAAAGCTATTGGAGAGATTTTCAAGTATAATAATACTGAGAAAGATAATCTTCTTTCCAAGTATCTTGAATATGGCGGTGGAATGGATTTCCTAAATGCACAGGGTGAATCTCCAATATTAGCAAGATTGGCAGATTGGGGATTAAGACTTGTAAATAAAGGTGATGGCATTAACAACAAGACAAAAAATACTGCCGGAAAATGGTTTGATATCGCTACGTTGAAATCGCTTTCACAATATAGTGAGACAATGTTCCGTGTAGCAGTTTTTGATCGTTCCATTCAGAATCAGTTGAAAGCTTTTAGTGCTAAAAGCATATCAGACCTTGATCAAGAAACGCAAGATAATGTTTACACGCAAGCCGTTGTAAGCGCAAGAAAGGTAATGGATTTTAATCAAGGCGGTAGATCGGTGAAGGCTTTAGAATCAGTTATTCCCTATATTAATGCAGCGACACAGGGAACACGTGTGGCCGTAGATAGTGTGAGGGAAAGACCTTATGCGACAACGGCGAGATTCTTACAAGGCGCAACAGCAACAGCTTCTTTAGGTTATGCTATTTCTATGGCTTTGATTTCAGCTTTTAAAGATGATGACGACGAAAGAAGTGCCGATGAAATTTACCTTGATATAAAAGATGGGTTGAGTCCTTTCCAAAAACGAGGTTATATCCAATTTATAAATGGAAAGAAAAATGAAGATAGAGAATATACAACTTACAAGATTGCAGTAACCCAACCATTGACACCATTCTTTACTTTGGCGAGCAATATTTTTGATGATATTATCCGTGCAAAGGTTGGCAGAAAAACAAAAGGCATTGGATATGCGTTTGATGAATTTCGAGAAGCATTTTCAGCGAATGTTGACCCGTTTGGAATTTCAGATCCGACAAAGATTGCGACTAAAAATCCAATCATAAAGGCATTAGCAACCTATGCAAGTGGTTATGATTTCTTTAGAGATGAACAACTTGATGGTTCAATAAATAAAAGCACTCTACAAAACGAAGGTTATAAAAATAAAAAAGTTGAAGATTTCTATAAAGCTTGGGGACAAGAAACTGGAATGTCGCCAATCAGAACCAAAGCTGCAATTGAGGCTATGATTACTTCGCCAGATACCAATCCATTTATAGCAATGACATATGGAAGTATTGATAAAATGGTTGGTTATGACTCTGGATTCAATGAAAAGAAGGGATTTGTACAAACTATTTCCGGAGGTTTTGAAAAAAGATTAACTGCAGAAACTTCTGACTTTGGAAGATTAAGTAGTCAGCTAACTAATGATGACCGAAAAGCAGTTAATAAAATAGCTTCCCAAGAGGAATTAATTGATTTTGAAGCTGATAAAATTATTTTAAAATTCAAAGATCCTATTTTATCTCAACAAACTTCTGTTGGATTAGAAATAGGTAAACTGATTAATAATAAAAACATATCACCAATTAAAAAAGCTGAGCTTGCAAAAAAAGTTATTGATAAATATGTAGATATTCAGACTAATGGTAAAAGTGATCCGAAGATTTTTTATATAAAATATGAAACACATCAAAGTGCTAATGCTCAAGCTGAAGCTATCATAAGGATGTACGGAAAGGAATTCATAAAAGATCCGAAAGCAATGCAATCATTGATGATGAATAAGGTACTTTCAGACAATGTCTGGATGTCGCTGATGCAGAATTACAAAATACAACAACCAAATAATTAAAACCAAGCCACTCAAACGAGTGGTTTTTTATTTGTCGCCTAAATAAGCAAAAAAGGCAATCGCACTACTCGACTTTACATTTGTCTAAAACAGAGATGAAATGTCAAGTACAAAAGAACTGATAAAGAATGCCGTCAAAAATGCCGAGATAACGGATTATATAATGCTAATTCGTGGCGAATGTATGACGGTTGTTTTGGTGGAAGATTTTATCAAGGATATTGTCTTTGGCGGAGAACTTATATGTGATACGCTATTAGGTTGCTGGAAAACAATGGGGCAATTTGATGGCGGTGTAGATCCGGAGAATGGCGACGATGAACCTTGTAATTGTGACGATAACTTTGTAAAGATTCATTTTCCTAAAGGGGAAGGAATAAAAGTTATAACTAACGAAGATCAGGCTGTAACACCTGATTCAATCTACATCTTAGCAACGACAGTTCCAGGTGACACGCCTGAGTATTATTATGAATTAATAGTTGTTGATGAAGAAGGCGTTAAACGAAAAATGAAAGATCCAATCATCCCTACAGTGGATTATCCTGTAGTTGATGGTAAAAGTTCTTCTGACGTAGGTGTTCCTATCTATGACGGATTAGACTCTACTGATAAAAAAATAAAGTTACTACCTATTGTATCGGACACTATTAATTTCCAAAGAAAAATAGAGGATGGAAAAGCTGTTTTACGTGGAGAAATTATTCAGGGTGCTGATGAAAATCTCAAACAGTTTGATGTGAATGAGAACTATCCATATACAGGGAATGGTTCTATATCTAAACCTTATTCCAAATTTACGAATGCTTTAAAAGCTGTAATAGGAAATGGAAGCGTTATTAACCCTCAATATAAAAACGCAAAAATAAAACTACAATCAAATGTGACAGTAACCCAAGCTGATCTAGATGCTGTACCCTTACTTGAAAATACGATTTCTGTAAATACTGCAAATATTACTTCAGAATCCAATTATACAATTAATTATCAAGGTACGGCTATTTCAGCATCAGTAAGTCCCGTATCAACAGCATTTCTTAAACAAAAAGCAATATCAACAAGTTTTATAGGTGAAGTATATTTAACCTTTAATAACATCACTATTTATAGTGAAACAGTTAAAAGTATTGCAGATTTTGAAGTTTTTCAAAACAGTGATTTTTCCACGGAGCACAATTTCACTAATTTCACTATTGATGGTTCCTATCAAATAAATGACAGTGGTGTTTATAACCCATTAATAAATGCAGGATCACCAGTAATCTTATTTGGTTCACCTGTCTACCAACAAACAACAGCTATATCAAATACTTCTTCTACAGTTTATATGCATGGTATAAATAACTCAGGAGTGGGTTCATTTAATATTTCGGGTTATTTTAAAGTAAAGGGATCAAGTCAGACATTTTTAAAAATAGAAAATTCTGCAATATCTTTTGATGTTTTAAGTCTTGAACATAACTCATATTATCTTTCCTTAGATAATACCACAAATAAAAACCCAAAATCTGGAATTCACAGGTTAGAAATTATCAATTCTTTTGTAAATATTCAAGAAATAAAATCAGATGAAGAAACATCTGGCTTTGGAGGTAATGATTCGTTTATAAGATACGTCGATAATAGTTCTTATCAAGGATCAAATCTTATCATTAATAAAGGAAATATTTATCACGCAAGATTTAATAAAATTCTAAGTCTAAATACTAATAATGCTAAAGTCATTAACATAAGTAATTCAAATTTTGTAAAAACAGAAACTATTATATCTGATTTATACAATGAAAATGGCAGTTCGCCTATCAGAGAAGTTGGGGTGGAAAATAGTTACTTCCTAAATATTAAACAACCTTCATTAAGCGGCATTAGTGTAACTGCAAATCTAGCCTCCATTAATAGCTCTATATATTCAAATCTACCTTATTATCCAGATAGTTCTTCTGCAATTGCAGGAGGATTAATACCTGGAAATTTATATATGACTGCAATAGGTACAATAATGAAAGTTATCTAAATAAAAACACAAATAAGTAATGGCAAAAATAACAATACAAACAAACACCGCAGACTCCTTCAAGTTCAAGAAGGATTACTACTCAGAATTTGAGGTGAAAGCGAAAATCTTTGAATTAAAAAAGATATATAAAGATAATGTTGATTTCTATGTAAAAGCTACACAAGCTAATACAGGAGATTTACTTTTTTCTGAAAAAATAGAAGACATCACAGTAGATGGTACGGTTTACACAAACTACGAAGATTTATCAGAAGTCCTCACGCCATTACTTTTTAAAAAAGGTGGGGGTTCCGGCGGTGGGGGGACAATTATTGGAGTTACAAATCCTTTATATATAATTGATGATAATATTTCTATTTATCCTGCTTCATCGGGAAATAGAGGAACAATTAGTTCCTCTGATTATATAAAATTATCAGAATTTAGTGATGCTGAATTTTATTCATTAAAAACAGACTTGCCAATATTAGAAACTTCGATACAGACTTGGGTAAACAATAAAAATTATGCTTCTCAGATATTTGTTTCAACAAACTATTATAATAAAAATGAAATAGACAGCAAACTATCCGCCACATATACAGCAAAAGGTAATGTCGCTAATTTCGCATCACTCCCAACGACTGATAGAAAATTTGGTGATGTTTGGAATTTACTTGATACGGGCGATAATTATGTTTGGATTGAAAATTACAATAATACAGGTTCGCCTGGCTGGGATAAACTTGCAGGAATTGTAGACCTTTCGTTATATCATACAATTACACAGTATCAAGGTTGGGTTACAAGTCAAAATTATATTACTAATTCGTCATTAACAACATTATTAGCCAATAAAGAAAATCTATCTAATAAAAAATCTTCTTGGAGCACTACACCTACAAATGATGAATATCCAACAGCTAAATTAGTAAAAGATTCAATGACTCCATTGATTAAAATTACCACAGCTGTAAGTATTAATAGTAATACAGTTGATTCTAATTCGCTTGGTATGAATGGGAGAACAACAGAGATAGCAAATGGTTCAAATAATATAAATTTTGAATGTTTATCGGGATCTGCACCAATTGCATTAACACTAATGAAAACAGGTACTGGAACTATAACATTTACAGCAGGATCAGGTGTTATAATAAAGGATTTAGATTTAACTAAAGTATTAAATGGTGGTGAGGGAAGCCAAGCAACGCTCACTTCGTCTGATGGAACTATTTATTATTTAACTGTATACAATAGATAAATGAGCCAACCAATAATATTCAATTTATATGGACTACCAAATCCTGAAGATCTAACAGCAATTTACAACTTTAGTTCTAAAGATGTAGGAACAACTAATGCAACTTGGAAAAATAAAAATTCTAGTCACGGACCAAGTAAGAATATAATATATAATTCAAGTGGTTTATTACCAATGGAAGGAACCTTTACTGGTGGCGGTAGCATATTACAGCATAATGTAGATGGTCCAAATTATTTGATTAGTGCTGCCAAAGTAACCGTTCCTAACACAGTAGGAGGCGAAACTTCAAGTTCTTTTTATAAACCATTTTTTAATAGAATGTTACCTGTAGGCAATTATACGTTTAGATTTAAGATTAAGTCAGCAGTATCAGGAGTTACTCAGAAATTAAGATATGGGTTTAGCACAACAACAGCCACAACAAATTTTGATATTGGAGATACTTGGCAAACTATCAGTGTAAATGGTACAGTTACTAATGCTAGTGCAAATACATTTTTTGTTATAGGTTCTCAGATTGGTATGGGAGTTCAATTATTTTACATTGATGAATTGCAACTTTATCCTGCATCAGAAACAATCCCAAATTATATAGATGATGGTAATGACGGGCATGCAATGAAGCCTTATGGGATTAGAAATCCTATTACAAAAAATGGAGAATTTATAACTAATACTCCATTAGCACTACAGTCACCACAATTCCCTGTCCCTAAAGAATGGACTGCTATGACAGCATTGTTTGCCTTAAGAATTAATTCAGCAACAACACAGTCTATTTTGTCAACAATAGACGATGGTATTCTGGGGACTAGTTTGCTAGATGTATCATTATCTATTGTAGATGGTGAACCTTCATTTTCAAGATCGCTAGCCTATGGAACAGGTAAATTAACTAATCAAGGATTTATAATATTAGGAATTTCTTATGACAGCACTCAGGCTTTAACTTATGTAAATGAAGTTATAACTTCATTTAACACAGGTTATGTTTCAAAGAAAATACAGACTCTTTCCTTGTTAACAAGATTACCATCTACAAGTAATTTTGTAGGTGATCTTGCAATGTGTACCATTTGGGATAAAAAGTTAACACCCGAAGAGTGGTATCATGCTGTAAAAAATGCAAGAAAAAAACTATTTACATATACAGGAGATATAAAGAAAAGAAATTGGTATTTAGCAGAAGGAGATTCCATTACAGCAGCTTATTCAGCACCTCAAGGTAAATCTTATGCATATAGAATGTCTGATGAAATCTTTGATAACAATGAATCTTTAGGTCATCTTAATTTAGCAACATCAGGACATTCACTTAATTTTGTGGAAGCGGATCTACCCTATATGCTTGATAGGATTGCAGAAGTAAGAAAAGGAGGAGGTAAAGCTATTGTGTCTCTTTTAATAGGGAGAAATGATAATGTTTTACTCCAATCTAATGCAGCATGCGATGCCTATTTTGTTAGATTAAAAAATTATTATACAGCAGTAAGAAATGCAGGAGCAAAAGTAATCGCTGTTACTTGTTTACCATCAGGTAGTGCATCTGATAATGGTGGCCCTGGAAGTAATTGGGAAATATATAGAAATTATCTTAATAATCTTATAAGAACAAATCCCTCTTTTTATGATGCTTTAGCAGATTTTGGAAATCCTTCGGTTAGCATTATGGGTGATGTAGCAACGGCAGATAATTTAACATATTACGCATCTGATGGTGTCCATCCGTATCCTGCAGGACACGCAATATTAGGAACCATAATTAAACCGGTTATTCAAAGTTTATTAAATAGTTAAAACATAATAATTGTATCATCAGGATATAGCAGACAGCTACATTTATTTTAGAAACATTAAAAATCATACTAAAAAATGATAAAACAATACACAGATCTATTTTTCGGGGCTTGGAGAAAAGCTATTACACTACTATCAAAACCATTAGGTGCAGTTGTTTTATTTGGTCTTTTGCTTGCTGGTGGATTTGCAATTGCATTTTGGCAAAGGGATGTGGGTTATGTGAGTGCAGAAATTAAGTATGTAAAAGATATTACGGACGTAAAAACTAAGAATATCAAGTTAGAAAAAGATGTTGCTGTAATTCAAGACAAGTTAGATAATTATGATTGTATCGCAGTAACTCAGAAATATATTCTTTTCTATCAAAATCTTGAAAAATATGTTACAGATAAAAAGCATTTGGAACTAGAATCGCTTGAAAATCAAAGAAAGAAAACAAAGGAACTTGAGAAAACACTAAACACATTATAAGATGAAAGCATTATTAAAAATTTTAGCACTTAGCCTGCCTTTGATGGTATTTTGCCAAAACCCGGACACATTATCTTTCGTAGCAAAAAATACTGCAGAAATTATATTAAAAGAACAGAAGACTATTGATAGCGTAAGGTATCTTAAGGAGAAAGAAGTCCAAAAACAGATGACTTTTCTCAAAAAGATCCGGGAAAGAATTGCCTTCCTAAAGGCCGAAAAGAAAATAAAAGTTTCTAAGAATTACAAGTTAGCAAAAGCATCAGAAAAGTCCTCGGCAACAAAGCAAGATAATGAAATTATTTATTGGGAAGAGGTGAAGCGTAAATGGGTAGGAAGGCTTTTAAATAAAGATTCTGTAAGGATAAGGATGTTCCGATATGAAAATGGTGTGAAAAAATATATAGATTGATATGAGAAAAATAATCCATACGATAATCGCAACCACCATTCTTCTTTCTTGTGCAACCTCCAGAAAGAAAGATTTAGTTAAAGAAGAAATCAAGACTACAGAGAAACAAGAAATTAATTACTCCGCAACTTCTGATGTTGACTTAAAATCGAAGACAACAGAATATACTGTAGATGATATTTCTAAAATGAATATCTCTATTGTTCCACTATTCGCATCGGACAAATGTTCCGAATCTACAATTACTATAACTGACAAGAACGGAAACAAATCTGCGATTCCGGTTCTTCCAAACTCTGAGACAAAGATCGGCAACGAACAGCAGAAAACCAAAACCGATAAAACCACAGAATTACAACTCGCTCAAAAAACAAAAGAAAATCTCAATCTTAAAACAGAGAATGAAGAACTAAGAAAAAATAAGACTTTGAAGGTTGAAAGCAAGCGTGACTATTGGTGGCTGTATGTTTTGATTTTCTTGGGAGGAATCGCCTTCATAATACTTATTCAGCAACTTTGGAAGAGAACAAAACAAAGCCAATGGTATGTTGGTGTTTTAGCAAAACTTAAAAACCTTATATAGCGGATTATATTGCGGTTATAATTAAGCAATATGAACCTAGCCGAATATAAAGCGATAGCTAAAAACTACCAATCAGAGTTTGATTTTTTCAAAGAAAACATCTTTCCAATTGTAATGCAATGGGAAGGAGGAAATAAACTACATAAAGTTTCCGGAGACTCAGGTGGTTGGACATTATGGGGTATTACCTGGAATAATTGGAGTCACTTATTCACAGACTTTAATGACTTTAAAGACACAACCAGAGACGAAGCGTCATATATTGCTTTTGTTAAATTCTATCTAGCTATCCGAGCAGAGAAAATGCCGTATGACACTAAGCTTTATTATTTTGATATGGCCTATAATGTGGGAATTTCAAGGGCAATTAAAATTATGCAATCTTGCGCTGGTGTAACGGCAGATGGGATTATTGGTGCAGTTACAATTTCAAAAATGAATAACGTTACTGAAGCTTGTTTAAAACAAAAAAGAGATTCTTTCTATGTGAGTTTAGTAAGTTTGAAAAAATTCTTAGCAGGCTGGATGAACCGTAGTAAAGCTGTATTTAATCAAAAATATTAAGCAAACACAAGTAAATATCCACTTGGACGTACTTTCGTACTACAAATCGCCCACACAAAACAATAAATGAGTATACGAGTAAGGCTAACGCCGGAAGAAGCAGAATATCTTGGAATTGAAATAAAATCTAAAATAGGAAACTGTAATCCAAAATATTCAGTATCTAAAGATAAATTAAGTAAGCTTGATTTATTTCGCACCACAAACCCGAGAACACTTGTAAAAGATGGTATAAAGGAAAATGCTGATGATATGGGATTGAGTGTTAAAGATGTTCCATACGGGTGGATAAAGACAGATACAGGCTCGTTTCATTTTAAGAATCCAAACTTCTCTCCTTCTAATTTTGATATTAAAAACTTCGACTTTGAAAATGCTTTCAAGAATGTAAAACCAATTAAAGTTGATAAGACAAAGTCTACAAAAGAATACGATGCCGAATTTGACAGACTTGTTTTAAGTGATGTGCATATTGGAATGGATGCTTCAGATAAAGGAAATAGCCTTTATAATCTATCCTGGAATACGGATGATATTTGGAAAACGCTTACAGAAATTATACGATTCACAATTAATAACCAGAAATCAAAACACTTGATTATTGTTGAACTTGGTGATTACCTCGATGGATTCAATGGTCAGACAACTCGTGGAGGACATCATTTGGTTCAGAATCTTTCCAATCAGGATGCTTTTGATTTGGGTTTGAAATTCAAAATTACTTTATTAGAATCGTTACTACCCTACTTTGATACCATTCAAATTCACAATATTAATAATGATAATCATTCTGGAGACTTTTCTTATTGTTTAAATTCTGCATTAAAGGTTTACGTTGAAAAAGCATACAGTCAGGTTTTAGTAATCAATCAAACCAAATTCCTTGACTATACAATAAACGGAAACTACTGCTTTGTGACTACTCACGGAAAAGATATTACACATATGAAGTTTGGATTCAAACCAAAATTAGATCCGGCTCAGATAAATAAAATAGTAGGTTACCTAAGCGCCACTGATCTCCTAAATAAAGGCTACCAAATTATCTTTGAGAAAGGCGATAGCCATCAATACTTGTTTGATAATTCAAGTTCAGACTTATTCAAATATTATAATTATCCGGCTCTGTCTCCAAGTTCAAATTGGGTGCAGACTAATTTTCAGAAAGGACAGCGAGGTTTTGTTTTATTCAACTATTATAAAAACAGAAAAACAATCAACGAATATTTCTTTTAAGGGCAAAAACACAAATACAAAAACACAAATGATATTTAACCTGCTTGCGAGAGTGGGTTATTTTTTTTAATTCTTGTCCGAAAAATTTACTATATTTCGGACAAATTAGAAGTATTCACTCAACTGTATAGCCTTATCAGAATTGCTTTTGCCTATATAAACCAGGAACATTTGCTCCGTGCTATGTCCAGTTGCATTTATTAGTAAAGAAGTTGGTATTTTACCATAAAAGTTGCTCGCAAAAGATCTCCTGCCAATATGAGAAGAAACCAGTTCATATTTTGGATAGTTACCCATCACTTTTCTTTTCTCTATCATCTTTCCACTATAGATTACATCTTCAATTTTCGCCTTTCTACAAACCGACCTGATTAATTCATTATATTTTTGCTCAGCTATTTTTGGTGGAAATTCTCCATTCCTTTTATTCAAAACCTCGATTACCTTTTTATGCAATGGAAGTGTCATCATTTTCCCTGTTTTCTTTTGTTCGAATTCGATCAACTTTACATTCCCTTCAACACGTATCATTTCTTTTTGGAAACGCATAAAATCGGATACTCTTTGAGCTGTGTAGCAGCTAATCAAGAGCCAATCACGAGCGTCTTTCCAGTCATCAACCTTTAGATCGAGTTTTTCTAGTTTATCCAATTCGTTAAATGTTAGATATATACTTTCTGCTTTCTTCTGAGATGTTTTAAAATCTTCAACTTCAGAATTAATTTGTAGTCCTTTTTTCCTAGCGTGATAACAAATGGATTTTATTTCCTTCAGATTACTGAGAATAGTATTTGGAGAATACCCATTATCTTTATTGTACTTCTCGAATTCTTTCTTAAAATTTAAGTTTATATCTTTAAGCAGAAAAGTTTTACGCTTCTGTTTTTCGATCTCCTTTAATTTATTCTGGACAACTTTTATCTTTAATGATGTTCTATGGCTAATTTCATTCCCCCTCTCGGTTAGATAAAACTCAAAATAGGAGACTAAATCTTTGGGAATTTTATTATCTTCTGGATTTATGAAGTTTTTCAACCAAGCTAAATTTATCTCCCCGGCATTATTTTTATTGTAATAATTGAGTAGATTTGTTCTGAGATTCTGCAGGTTGGAATCTAAGTTTTTAGATGCTTCGTTCTTTAAGTTTTTTGGACGTTGTTTGATAGCGCTCCACTCGTCTGGATTTATAATAAAGTTTGTTTTTGTTTTTATATCAACTTTTCTTCCGTCAATTAGCCTCACATAGATATTCGCTGGATTCGAAGAGCTTTGTAGAAGAAATTTAATAGAGGCCATCTTTTAATTTTCAACAAAGATATATAAAAGCCGACATTTAGCCGACAATTGATTTAATGATATTGAATAAGGTTTAATTAAAACGTATTTAAAGTATCATAGAATCAATTAATTAAAACGTTTTTATTCTATTTGATTATAAATGATTTAATTGAATGTAGTCCTGTCGAGGTCACTTATTAAAACTCTAATCTGCTTATCCATAGTATTTTAGAGTTTTTTATTTTTAATATTAGCCTACATTTAGTCTGCAATGTTTTTAGTATTGTTATTTTAGACCTATTTCATTAAAATTAAAGCCGACAATAATTCACTTTTTTTATAGCGTCTTTCGTTGTCTATGGAATAAGCGTTTATCTTTCCAGACTTCTGCCATTTTATGATAGTTGCTTTTGATACTTTATAAAAATCAGCAACTTCTTGTTGAGTAAGTAGAATCTCTTCATCTTTTGGTTTACCAATCGCTTTTAAAAAACCATTGATAATTTCTTCTTTGAAATCCTGCGGGTTTATTTGTATGAATTGTATTGCTTGCATTTGTGTAGGAGATTTTTATTAATTACAATCTTTCAAAAGCGTGAAAAACTAAGTCACCATCGTATAATTGAAATGTAGATATGTATTTTCTTCCAGAATCAATTATTTGGTTTCCCGTGGCAATTATTTCTATGGTTCTGGCTTCTGGTTCATCCATATCCGTATCAATTAAGGCCCATAAACAAACGTTGTTTTTTTGAGATTGAACTGTCAATATTTCTGCACCCATTGGTAAATTAAGCTGTGTTAATTCTTCCGGTTTTATTGCGTATTTATAAATTGTTTTCATTGTTAATTTATTAATTATAATTCCTCAGTTGTCGCTTTAACAACCTCACTTTCTAATTCTCTGAACCCGTCAATTTTAAAAGATGATTCCTGGAAGTTATTTATTGAATGGAAGTATCGGATTGGATTCTTGATCTCTTCCAAGAGAACACTTGTCACAATTCCGTTGTTATCGTTTATCTGACGAATGGTGTACTAGTTGCCTTTCTTAATCCATTGCTCATAGTCTTTGTGAAACTCTTCAATATTAAGACCTTGTTTGATTGAGTCATCTACGCATAGAACTCGACTGCCGATTTCCAAGTGATTATAAAATTTTACTTAATAAATCCATAAAAATCTGATAAGTATCAAGGTGCAAATGATAATGGTTAATGATTATAAATAATGGAAATAGGATTCCCACAATTGTGTTTATTCCAGTCGTTAAAAGTCTAATTGGTGAAAACCCGACCAACTTATTCAATGGGTAAATAATAACATATTGAAATACTATAAAAAGCAGAAAACCTATCCATTGTGATGTAAATAAACCAATGAATGTCCAAATTAAAAAAGGTATTAAAAACAACCGATTCTTAATCCTAGTTTTATATTCATCCGACATATCATCCCATTTTTTATCATCATTTTCTTTGGATAATTTATTAAATTCAATGCCTTTTTTATATTGACTTTTTAATGTTAGAAGGAAATGGATTTCATATATTAGAAATATTAATGCTGTGAAATAAAATAAGTGTGTCATAGTAATTTGTTTTTATAATTAATTTTCAAAATCCTCTTTTGTTAAGTCGTAAATCATTTCAGAATCGTCATCTAACGAGCGAAAAAATGCTTCTCTTGCTATGATGAGTTTCTTTTCTATGTAGGCGATGTCGTCCTCATTTCTTTTGAACTGGAAAACTTTTCGTCTTTGGTTATCCGGTATTGGCACAAATGGAAAATTACCATCTAAAAGTTGTGTGTCTACCAAATACTCCCAATAGCCTTTCTTTAAAAATTCAAAGCCATCACCAACTGCATTTTCTATCCATCCGCTGTCTGTATAGGTGTGATTTCTGAAGTATTGCGTTCTGATTTTAGTCCCTTCATCTGAAAACGCAAACTCTTGTAATTCTTGACCTTTGGGTTTTAACTTGTAAAGCATATTGTTATGCTCGGCAATTACTAATTCTGGTGGCGTGTTGACTAATACGTGAACTATCCTTGCATAATCCGCATCCGTAAGCCACATATAACCTGTTCCCTGCCAGTAATAAGGTTTTTTCACTGATGTTGTATCATCAAAACTTTGAGCGTTGTATGAGACTTTCGTATCGTCTATTACTTTTCCTAAGGTTTTGCTGTTCCAATCAATATCCCACTCCCCTGCTATGTAGGCGTTTTGTTCTTTCAGTTTATTTTTAACCATCATCACGCCTTCCAGTTTGGAATTGAGAGAGATTGCATCTTCCTCACACATCAATCCTTTACTAACATACTTATTATCCAGGTTCTCAGTAATGTTGTATTTCCATTCACGTTTGCACTTGTTGATACGTTTCTGTGCTGTTTGTGAAAGCGTTGGAATATCTTTCAAATCTTTTAGTATTTCTATCTGTGCTGGTAATTCTGTGAGATCTTTTGCCTGTACAGAACCTAATCTTTTTCCTGCGTCATCCTTTTCCTTCAGCTCGGCCAGTCTTTCGACCGCATCTGCATACTTCTTGGCGTTGTTAATCTTAGGTTCTGTGGCAAAATCTCCCAAATAGTGTGTTCTAAAACGGAAATCTTCTGGGTTTTTAGTCATTATGATTGTAATTTTTCTAATTCGGATTTAAGTTTTTCAATCTTTAAATCTTTATTTGAAATTATAAAGTCAGCGGATAATTTTTTAAGTGCAGAAACTAATCTAACATCATTTTGGTCAATTAAAATAAAGCCTCCGTGAAAACAAACTAATTCTTTATCAGACAAGTAACTTAAATTAAATGTATATTTTTCATCAACTATTATGTTATGTTTTGTCCAGCCTGTGTCCTTTTCTTCTGAAACGGATTTAAAATCTTCAGCAACAATTTTTTCAATGAAATAATTCTGAACGTTTATTATTGTTTCTTCCATATTATTGTATGGTTTTATTTGTAGAGAAATTAGTATTGAAATCTAAAATGGCTTTTAATGGTGTTTCTCCAAATCCTGCAATTCCTTCTTGTAAATTTTCTCCAAGCAATACACACCATTGGTCACCATCTTTATAAGGCATAAGATTGAATGTTTTAACATAAATCATTTGCTCTTCTCCAATCAGTAAATCTAATTTAACCTGATGTTGGACTGATTGAAAATGGTCTATGCTATTTGCTAACATGTGACTATCCTGTTGATTTAAAATTCCATCCATAATTATTTCGTTTTAAGTTTCGCCTTGATAGCCTTTCTTTTCTCATCAATCAATACTTTCTGTTCTGGAAGTAACATTGGAAAACTGCTTTCCAAATCATTCAGTTCTTCTTCTGATAGAATTGTATCTAAATGGTCACGTAATCTTTGTAGTTCTTTTTCGTCATCTGGAACCTGTGTTGTGGTAACTTCTGTATTGTCGATATAATCTACATCAATAGTATCTTCGCCATCATAATTTTTCACTACACTTTGGTCAGCCTGTACTGCTTTTTGCATCTCGATAGACAATGGCGCTTTTCCGGAATTAAGAAGTAACTTAATTACAGTTTTTTTTGCCATTTTATCGAAGTCGTCTTTCCAGTTTCCAAATCCTTTCTTGTAAGTCTGAGAATATTTTTTAGCGTGTTTCTCAACATCTTCCATTGACATATAATAAGTGCTTTCAAATCCGCTGTTTAGTTTGAAATAAGACGCATAACCAACTACTTTCTCTGATGTTTTCGCCTTCCAGTCAAAATGAAACCCTAAGAAAGATTCGTCTTGTACTACTTGTCCTTCATAAACTGCTTTGGCTTCCAATTCCAGGTATTGATTGCTTCTAATTGCTAATTGCTGAAATCCCTTGTAGCCTAATTGAAATTGCGCTTCTACTTGATAACTCCCATTCGCCTGCTTGTTGTTGAACGGTACTATATAGGCGAAACCTAATGAATTATTAAGCGGCAGGTCTAAAGTAGTTGCTAATAATGCTGCGTTTAATACTGATTGTGGTTCAGCTTTTCTTAATAAATCATTACTATTGGCAATTTGAATTACGGAAGTGGCGAAAGTGGACGCTTTTTTTCCTAAAATCTCGTTAAGCCGGCCTTTTACCATATCGCTCTGTAAAAGCGACTGAATATTTTTTGCTGGTTTTTCAACGCTGGTATTAGCTGTGGTTTGAATATCGGTTGTACTCATTTATTTTGTGTTATTAATTAATCATTAAGTTTTAATCCGAGAACTATTCCCATTGGATGAAGTTGGTTGAACTTTAATCCTAATGAAACCATATCGTCTGCCTGAATGTGACAGCTCTGGTTATAAGGTTTAGGATTTACTTTGTCGTTCCATGTAATGTTGTAAGTGTACATATCTATTTTTTTTTAATTGGTTTATTTTTTAAAAGTCTTTTTTGATGCTGAATACAATTTTATGATTCAGTAAGTTCCGAATGATAATATCCTCTGATTCTGAATAAGAAATGGTTTTTCCTTTAGAATCCAAAATCTCTAAAAGATCTGTTGTTGACTTCGAGTATGAAAATCCGTGCTTGTCGCCTTCCTCGGTGTAAACTAAATCCAGGCTGCACCCTACTCTAAAAGATAGTGTTCCTCCTTTATTTATAAATCCTTCGCCGGAGCCTTCTGTGGGACTTTTCGCAACTACTTTCAATATGAAGGCTTCAAATGGAAGGTTGTCTATATAATCTCTGTAATCAATCTTTTGGTCTGTTTCCCAACGGTAATCTTTTTTCTGTAATGTGTTCATAATAATAACTTAGGGTTAAATTTTGTTTTTATCTATTGTATTGTAAATTTCACTTCTCTTATAATAGACTGTCCCCTTCATTTTATATCCTATAATAACTTCATCCTTTGTCCATTTCCAAATGGTAGATTTGCTTTTCTGAAAAAATTTACAAACCTGTTCAATTGTCATTAACTCATCACCGCTTATTTTTGGAATTAATTTCTTAATCTCATTAAGTAATGATGGAAATATGTGTTTTTTAATTAGTTCAATCCATAAAAATGTGTGTTTTTCTGTTGATTTTTGAAGTAAATGAGAATTATTTTCTATATTTTTTTCATCCATAATTATCCGATTTTCATATATTCAAATGCATTTATTTACAATCGTTTAAAATTAATTAACATTGCATTGCATTATTTATAAACATTTTTGTTTACTTTTGCTTCAGAATTGAACACAATAGTATTTGTTTTTATTTAAAAACGTCTTAATTGATTTGATTTAAACTCTATTGCAATATTACACAATTTGTTTCATATTTTGAAATATTAATACACAATTTGTTACTTATGAAGACTAATGAGCAGATAATCAACGAGATAAATTTAGCTTTTGGCTTAAAAAACTATAGCGAGCTGGCAAAAGAATTGGGAATTAACTCTCAAGCTGTTTCAAATTGGAAGAAAAGGCCTAAAATAGAGGTGTCGAAATTGAAAGATAAATTTCCAAACATTAATGCTAATTATATTCTTAGTAACGGAATGGAAGGAACTCTTTTGATAGAAACTTCTGCAGACAGATTGTTCCAGGCTTTCAATGCACTTGGATTAGACTTAGAGACTATCTATAGGGAGACAAATATTGTGGAAGGTTATTTTGATAATTTACAAAATATTGATAAGGATAAAATCGAATTAATATCACAGGTATTTCCAAGAATAAATAAACAGTATATAATGCACGGTAAAGGAATAATGCTGAATCCGTCGCATACACAAGATGGTGTCAATGAGTCCGGTGCTGCATATAAAAAATCACTACCGATAGCTGTTCAAATCCTTTTAATGGAGAAATTGAATAATATAGATGATGCGATTTTGGATTTTAAAAATCTAATGAAGGAGAATAATATAATAACCAAATAAATAATAATAAATGGAGAATAATAAATTTGGAAAGCAACTGGAAAAGTTAATTAATCATCTGGGTATTACAAATAATTTATTTGCAAAGCGTTGTGGATTATTAAGGACGCAGGTAGTCCCGGAATATATTAGTGGAAAGCATTTTCCAAGTTTAGAAACTTTAAATAAAATAATAGCACGTTACCCTGTCAATATAGAATGGCTGTATAATGGCAAAGGCGAAATGTGGCAAAATGGGAAGGAATATTTTGAGCAACGTTTTAAAAAATATAAGAAGAAAACAAATACTGCACAGCAAAAGATTGAAGCACTATTAGATGTATATGAACTGACTATTGGGGAGTTGTCCCGTAAAACAGGCATAAATACAACACGGATATCAAGAATCAAGAACGGCCATATTGATGAAATTGAACCAGATTACATCTTACTTTTTCGGAACTCAATTCCATTTATTCCTTATGAATGGTATTTGAATAAATAAAACGATAATTTTACATCTCACTTTTATTTTGTTCAAATTTGTAACAAGAATTATTTTTCCATTGTTTGAAAATTTAACAACTTTGGAGGATGGAAATTGCTGGCGAAATAAAATCCAAACACGTAGATCAAATAAGACTTATAACTTCAGATAAGAAGCAAGAAATTGATGTTTTTTACACAGATAGTATGAAGTTTGATGTTGAAAATTTATCAGTTAGTCAGATGGTTGTCTTTGAAGTAAGATTGCAATCGATAGATTATTTTAGTTTAAAGCTTGGTAAATTTTGGCTAAAACAAGTTTTAATTCCTGCAAGACCACCAAATAAAAGCAGCCGACATCAGAAGGGTGAATACAATTGGGCTCAAAATACTATTAGGGAAAATAAGGAAAGAGAGGAAAATAAATTTGAAGAATATCCGGATTAGAACAATTTTTGTAATTTAGATTTTCTAAATATTTGACTATGTGCTACAACTTCAATTCTAAAGGCGTAGATCTGCGAAAAGCGATGCGAGATTTTGATGCAGAAGAATATGATACGACTGATTATACGCTTGGAAATGTAAATGCTTTTACTATCGCATCTAAACCAACTATCCCAACAATTGTAAATCATAATGGTATAATTCTCACAAATACTTTTTGGGGCGTCCAGGAAAAAGCAGATGCACCAACACGTGGTAAAAACCTACAGTCAGAAAAGACCCATTCCTTTTACAAGAAGATTCAAAATAACAGATGTTTGATTCCGGCATCATCTTATTATGAACATAAAACTATATTTCTCCCAGGAAAGAAAACACCGATAAAAGCAAAGCATGAAATGTTTTGGAAGGATAAAGTGCAATTTTACATTGCTGCTTATTATGATATTTATTCCGATGGTAATATAGGATTTGGATTGGTCACCACTTTGCCTAATCCGGTACAAGCTGAAATTCATAATCGAATGATTATTACTTTAGATGAAAAAGTTGGCATAGATTTTCTTAATCAAAAACCTATTGAAGAATTTCAGTTTCCTAACTATTCTCCTAATATAGAATATGTCAATTTGGAGCCTGAGAAAGTTCCGAACAGTTTATTTTGAATGATATGACAAAAGAAGATACACTAAATTTAATTCAACAAGCCTGGAAAGACAACGGTGACATTCCGACTTTATTTTTTGAGAATGCAATTGGACTTTTGCAATATGCTGCTGTCCAAAAAAATATTGAATTTGATGGTTATTTCAGAACTAAATGGGAAATAGCTGCAGATCATCCGATGACATTTGATGAGGAATACTTTGAGAATGAATATAGGTCTGAGCTTTACGTTTATCTGGCAGCAGAAGCCGACAGTGAAATATTTGATTATTTAAAATATGCTTATGATTTAGTTCACGATGAAAAACTGACGACAGATATTTTACATAAAGAAATCTACTTATTAAAAGACCAAGGTGTCAGATTCTAATATTATGATGCTTACTAAACAACAAAAGGAAAATATCGAAAATGGTATATTACAAGAATTAGCATCTTTTATAAAAAAGAAAGGTCTAGTTGTTAATGAAAGCAAGAACGTTTCCAACGAAGCTATGATAAAACGTGCGGACAATGCTTTGGAATTCTTAAAATCGACATCTATGCGCCTTGATGCTACAAGCCAGGAAGAACTTGATTTGATGGTTGAATATTACCAAAATCAAATCAAGTTAATGGCAGAACTTTTAGTTAGGAAATATGATTAAAAGATCATATCTGCTCCAGAATAATACATATATTATGAATACAAGTGTTGCTAATAATATTCCTAAAAATAAATATTCGTCGAAGTCTCGTGGTCTATAATCTTTTAAACTCATAATCAAAAATAGTTATTAGGTTTTGGTTTTGTTTACGGGTTTCCGTAATTAAGATTCGGTTTTTATTTACATTTAGTAATTATATCTGAATGCTTCTCAAAGAAATTTAAGTCTCTTTTACTAAGTTCCCTATCAATACATAGTTTCAAAGAAATTAATGCTTCATCACTCAGATCTAATGATGTTTCTATAAATTTATTTTTAAGTATTTTATGCCTTGATCGTGGCTCGTTTATATCGCCTATCTCAGAAGACGAAATAAACTGCAATTGAAAACCATAATCAGGCTTAGATATTACAGAAACTCTTTTATTTTCTAACTTAACAGTTGTAGCATTCTTATATTCAATAAACTTTTTTGTGTATTTTTTCATTTCTTTACTCTTTAATTATTAGTTCAACTTTTCGGGATTTCCGAACAGTTCATTTTTGTTGATTTTTCAATTTCTTGAATTAATTCTTTGATTGTATTTCGGTTAAAGTCATTTCCGAAAACAACTTCATCACTTCCAAATATCACCCATTGGTAAACGTGGATTAAGGAATAAAGCATAAACCATATTAGAGTGAATACTAGTTTTAATGGCGCTGTAAGGATTCGCAATCCTAAATATCTTCTGTTTACTTTCATTTTGGTTGTTTTACTGATTGGATTAAGTATTCTAATTCTTGTTTTCTGAAAAGGATATGATGAATTTCGTCATCCATTTCAGCGTCTGGTGCAATGCAGTTTTCATATACCCAATCAAGTGATTCTTTGCACTTCTCCAACATCTCAATCAATTCTGATTCACGGTCGGGAACTTCCTCTAAGAAATAATAAGGATAAACAATATTTGGCAAATCATTATCTTCAAACTTTTTAGATCTGTCATTATAGAATATTACTCCGAGGTTGGAATTAATACTACCACCTTTTTTAGGCAATCGTTCAGTGATGAAGACCTTTATAAATTTAGTGTTGCTCATAGCTAATTTTTATTACTGTTTTTTATCGCTCGAAATTCTATCCATTCGTTATAATAATTATCTCCAAATACTGGTGTGTAGTCAAAAGCTTTACAAGTATTTCTAAGCATTTCTTTATTTTCTATACTCACCGGGAAATTATTATTTTCAATTACTTCAACGCCCTTTTCGAAGCGCTCCAACAATCTTCCATACTCAACACCATAAGTGAATGATTTGGATTGGTCCGTGAAGCTTAAGATTATGTTCATAGCTAATCAGTTTTAAGTTTTATCCATCTGTATGAAATCAAATCATCAACTGATAAATCCATATAAGGTAGAGCATATCCTTTTGAACGCATATAGTCTATACTCTGAAGGCCTTTGCGGAAACATTCCACAACTTCATCTTCTTGTATTAATGCAACAGGCAGTAATTCTAATGAATAATTGTGTTTCACGTAAGATGTTAAGCTATTGATGACCTGCCCGCAAACAACGTGTTTTGTGTCTTTAGGATGGGTATAAGATCCCTTTGTTACTAAGGCGACATCTTGCCCCCAATACAGAGCGAAAAATTTCTTTTTATTGTCAATTGTATTTTCCATACTGTTATTTGTTTCTTAATTAGTGAAGGGAAGGATATTGAGATTTATTTAATTTATAAGCTTTTACTTTTTTAATTACATCATCCAGAGGAATAGTATTGCCATTTCTTAAATCGCTTAGATTTCCAAAATAATAACAGTCGTAGTTAAATGTAAATTCACCTTGCCTGTCTATATGATAAATGCTAAGATTTTCAGCTTCCGGATTAACGTTAAATTGCAGTTCTTTTTCTAAACACATATCTAAAAGCTTTTTCAATTTAGTCTTAGTTTGAATAAACCTTTGCTGTGTTTCTTGTAATGTTTCAAATCGTCTCATAATTAAAGTATTTCAAAAAGTATTACTTGTTCGGGATGGAAGGTTTTGGATTCGGCTTCTAAAAAATCATCTGACAGTTTATCAAAGTGATTTCTATTTGTAGGTTCAATTTCAGTTGGATGCGATTTCGGATTCTTTCCCCAAAACATCTGATTAGCTTCAATCGCTGATATGAAAGAGTCAAGAGCGGTCATTGATTCATCAAACCAACAATCTTCTTTATAGTCAAAATAAATATCTTCGTAATTAATATTTCTACTATCAACTAATCCTTTCGCTATCTCTTCCGATAATTCAGAACCTTTGCAAATAAAGTTCACATCAAATTCTTCTTCAAATGGAAGACCTTCTAATCCGATTATTTCTGTATCATTCAATTTTAGATTAGTTTCAGATGTTTGTTCAATTTTAACATCTTTCGGAATCTCCACTACAAGAACTCTTTTATTGAGGTTTAATATTGTGCTTTTCATAGTTAATAGACTGGGGGTTTAGGTTTTTCGATTATTTTGTAGTGAGAGATGTTCGCAAGACTATTTTTAGAAATGGAATTGATTACATTTGTTGACAATACAACAATATCACCTTGTGGATTTATTACGTGACAATCCATATTTTTGGGTAGTTCTTCATAATTAAAAGAATTCCAACCATTGTTATTTTCGATTCCTGATAGAGATTTTGGACGTGTTGACATTTGGTTATTACTATAATCATAATCAATTTTATGACCTATATGTTTAAACCAAATATCATAATCAATCCAACCGTTTTCATTAGGGTTACATTTTTTATAATACTCGCCGTATGCTTCAATTATCTTTTCTTGCTTAGTCATTAGTATAAGTATTAAGGGTTAACTTTAAGTGGTGCTAAAGATTCAATTGCTTCATTTAATAAATCTCTCATACCTATCATTTCTTCTAAATTTATATTTATGTAGGATTCATCAGAACCACCTTGCGAATTAATGGTTAATTGGAAAGGCTTAGATTTTAATCTCGAAGGTCTACTTTTATCAAACCCATTTAGAGTAAAATAAAATTCTCCATTAATATCTTCTGAAATCAATGATTTTTCGTGACCATTATATTCTTCTATTATATTCATCGTATTATATATTATGGGTTAGGTTTCTTTAAATAAGCTACCCAATAGGAATAGGCAGGGAAAATAATTAATTGAGAGATAATGACTGAAATAATCCATTTTAAAGATCCTATTTCATAATCTAATCCTAATGAAGCGCCTCCGATTATAGTTAATATTAGGGCTATTATTTGTTTCATAAATTGTTTATTAAGGGTTAGTTGATTCGATTACTTTAAATCTTCTTCTTTTACATCTTTCAGAGATGTGAGTATTTCTAACATTTGCTCAAATGCTGATTGTGAAATCATCATTCTGACTTCTTCAATGCCTCTTTCTCTTAATACTTCATTTTCATTTGTAAACGAGTATTTAGGCTTGTCCAACAAGAAAATCAATTCTTGATTTCGAAGATATTCACCTTTTACTTTTGTGTAAAAAATATTTGTTCTTACTGATATTAATTGGCTCATAATTATTTATTACTATTAATTAACGTTTCAAGTCCTTCAAAAAGGAATGCATAATCATCTGCTAATTCATTTGCGAAATCCAACGCTCTTAAAATCTCACCTTTGCTATCAAGAAAGAATTGTAATTTCTCTCTCATCTCATTGTTCTGCTTTAATAATTGAGAGGGGAGAAGTCCGCAGGATTGGATGGTGTTTCCGGCATCAGCGATAAGCTGGGCGTGTGCATTGATTGGCTGATGGGTGTTTCCATCTCCTACGACAGCAACACATTCATTTCCATTCATTATACATAATCCTCCACCTTTAGTTAAATATCCGCTTTTATCTACTCGCCAATCGCCAAGCATAACTGTATTTAATTCTGTATTCATAATTAATTTTTTATTTGGTTTAATATTAGGGATTAGAAAGGCAATTCTTGATCGTTTGATTTCCAGAATTTGAATCTCTTAAAAAATGCCTTCAAATCACAGATTACTAAATATCGATACCATTGATATTGATTTTCCATTGTCTCGTGCTCTTTTCTATACTTCCAAGCGTTGTATAAGCATTTCAGATTCCAGATAAATTCATTCATAATTTTATATTCTTTTACCGCCAAAAGCGGGGTTTAATCCGCTCTTAGTTTTAAATTTCGTTGTATTCTATTTGAAAGAAAACATTTTTTATTTCATCAGGTATTAGATCAGGGCGATCCGTTGCCCATAAACCAACAGTAGTATCTTTATGATGAAGTAGCGCAATATTTTGCTCTTTAATTTCAGATTGTTTTTCAAGTTTAGATGAGAATTGCCCACTGATATACAATCTGTGAAAACTTCCAGCTGATGGAGCATTTGCCATTCCAACTGCTATTCCTTCTGGAACATCTTGATATGCCACGACTTGTCCTGGCGTAAAATAAATTCTTAAAATTTTGTTTACCCAATCTATTTTTTCAATGTTGGATTTGTTAATTTGGTATTCCATAATATCTATTGTTTATTGTTAATATTTACCCGACCCATTTGTAAGAACCACTTACGTGTTCAACTTCTTTCACTTGTTCGATTAGGCTTCTAATAGACTCTAAAATGGTTTCCGCACTATATTCTTTCGGTTCGTCAAATAATTGAATTTCGCCACTAATAGTTTCAAGCAATTCGGTAAGCTGTTTTATTTTTTTTATTTGACATTCCACTAATGCTTGACCTTGAGCATCGCTACCTCCATCGGAGGCGTTCATATAAGAAGCAAACCACCCTGCGTGTTGATGAATATTTTTTATTTCCATAATTCTAATTTGTTATTATTATTCATTTTATGAGCTTCCAACCCGATATTAATCATCCTTACTGCATTATATATTGCATTAGTAAATAATAATGAGATTATAAGGACGAAAAAGAAGATCAAAATCTTAATTAATTGTAATCGGGTAGTGAATTTCATAATGGTGATTTGTGGTTAAAGACCTATTTGTTTTATCTCCGGAGTTGATGTATAAAGGGATTGTTGTTAATCCCCGCCATCTCCACCATCACATCTTATTTGGATTGTTTCAAATTCAGAATTACTAAATCCATCAAATTCAATCCCGTCATCTAATCTTGCAGAGCCTGTACCGTTGCCAAAAAGTAAAATTCTACCTGAATCCATTTTCTCAAGCCTCCTCAAAGCTCTTAAAAACGCTGATTCTTCTTTAGTTAATTCAACATAACGGCCGTCATTTGTTGTTACTTCGATATTGTTCGCCATGTTATAATTGGTTATTTAGATTGTGTTTCTTTTCTCTCGTTTATAGCTGATTTATTCAATGTTGAAAAGTGTATCAACTTTGGGAAATCTTTTTCAAATACAGACATCCAATAATCTCTTTCACTCCAGTTATAAGTATCAAAAATTGATTTTCCGGTTTCTGGGTCAAAAGAAACAATCAGCGCAAGCGGTTCTTTGTTTTCTTCAAATTGTTTTTTGTTCATAATAGGTTGTTTAATGGTTAAGAGAGTAATTCGGGGTTAGAGAAAATATTTCCGATAATTTCAAAATCCTTCACATCTTCACCTTCATAGAATCCCCAAGATTTTAAATGTTCATCTGATTCGATTGTTAAAAGCTCAAATCCTGCGATTTCTACATTATAGACTACTTGTGCAGTAATTTCTTGATCTACTTCTATGCTTTCAGATAGAAAATCATCATCGTCCAACCAAACCGTAACTTTTGTTTTAATTCTCAAAATATCACCTTCATAGATTTCTTTTGCATTTTTATCCTGCCATCCAATAAACTGCATTACAGTTTCATAATTTGATAGGATTTGATAAGAGTGCATATAGCCTGCGAATGATTTCCCGCCTTCATAAACCATTTGTTCTCCGTTCCAAGCTCTAAATTTTATTTCTCTGTGCATAATTCTGTTATTTGATTTTTCAAAGATATATCATTTTGATATATTTCACAAGTTTATTTTGATATTGTTTTGATATATTTTACCTTTGTCCTATGAGTAAGAAATTAACATCTATTAGAATATCCGATGAAGTTGAACTTCTTTTGGAAAAACTGAAAGCTAAAAGACAGACTACGAGGGCAAATGTTATTGAGCAAGCTATCCGAGATCTTGCAAAAAAAGATAAAATAGACTAACCTTTCCCGTCTCTTTTGGTTTTCACTTGCTTTCCCCAATCTTCGCCGTTTTCAGAAACCCAATATTTGAAATAATTATTGATGGTATTTCGGCTCTTTCTCAACTTCTTAGAGATTTCAGAAAAGGTAATTCCAGATTCAAAAAGCTTCAGCGCATCGTCTCTATCTTCTTTAGCTCTTTCCATCATTGTTAAGTTTCGGGTGCAAGGTGTAGCGGTCTTATTATGGTGCATATCGCCCGTTACTCCACGCCTTAACATTATTACTGGTCTGTTTAAAGATTTGGCTATGATTAGCTGTTTATTGGCGTTGGCTACCTTAATTTTATTATCAGTGTAGCCGTTCATTGTTTGTGTGTTCATTGTTTTAGTTATTAGGATGTGATGATTATTGTTTCTCTATCCATTTTTATTGGATTTGTTTTGCGAAATTGTCAGCTTCTAATTCCCTGGATAGCTTCATAGCATTAATCATCTTTTTTCTTTCCTCTGGATTGATGTCGTCCGTTGTTTTTTTGCTCGGAACTAAAAGATTATTTTTCATACAAAAAGCATAGAAAAATTCGTCCAGCCTTGTTTTAAATTGTTGGCAGTAAAATTCATATTTTGCTTTAATTTCGATGTAAACAATTTTTGAGCACTCGATCATATAATTTCCTTTTAATCCATATTCTTTGATTGTTTTCGGCAAGAATTTGCCGTAGGTTTTTAATCCAAAAATCCCCGTCAACTGATGGAATATTTTAAATTCTAAATCGTGTGAGTATGTTGGAATATTGAAATAAAAAGATTCTATTTTTTCATCTTCTAAATCTTCAATCGAAATATTATGTTTTTGCATAATTTCTTTGAGAAGTTTTTCTGCATTGTCTTTTTCTCCATCAACACCTCGATCCGCAAGTGCTTTTATCTTTTTTGCTAATTCTATGTATTTGCTCATTATTTCTGTTTTTGCCCTGTGTTAGTATTAATTACTGATACTGTTAGTACCCTTTGAGACTTAGATTTAGCCGTTCGGAACTTTTAGTTTTTGAATCTTATTGTAATGATATAAAACGGTATTTCTCGCAATGCCTAACTGTTTTCCGATGGTAGCAAGATTTGTTTCTTTCTTGAGAAGTTTTTCTACTTTTAATCTAGTTTCGTTTTTTCTGTCTGCTTGCTGAACTCCTAATTGTAGATTTCGCTTACCTATTTCAGAAGAAACTCTTCTTATCGTAATTTTCAAGCTTTCAGCAATTTCTTGCTTTGATTGTCCGGCTTGATATGCTTTATAAATCTTTCCTCGAAGTGAATTTTCTTTTAGAATTACTTTGGTTGACTTTGGTTGTGTAGGCGAAACCTTGCTGTTAATAGCCTTATTTTCAAGTTTATCTTTTCTATTGTGTGTTTCTGGTTTTATGAAGGCTTTAATTTCAATTGCTCTAGGATCTCGTTCTAATACTTCAAACCTTCTGATTCTTAAAACCGGGTCATAAACCGATTGTTTATATTGCGTGTTTTTGTTGAATTCTTTATACTTTTCCGAGATTAAAACTGCTTTCTCGTGCTCTAAATTTCTTTCTACGTGTTTTATCATTAGGTTAAATTTTTCTTTTCGTGATTTCCTCTTTATAAATTTTAACAGCTTTTTCAAAAGTTTCACCATCAGAGTTTTCGGCTTTTCCTAATTCTTGAATTAACTCTGTATCTGAAAGTATTTTTACCGAACTTTTCAGTTTAGTCAGCCAAATATGATGATGGTTTATAACTGGTTTTATTTCGTTTTCTTCTGTTTTAGGTTTTCCAATTTTATTGAATAGCTGGTTAAGCTTTTCCTGCGATTCAGTTGGCAATTCGCTAAAGTTTTTCCCTAATTTTTCTGCAGTTTGGTTAAAGTTTTCTTTTTCCAGGTTCCAAAGCTTTTCACGTTCCTCTTCTTTTTTTTCAAAGAATACTTTCGTCCATTGTGCTAATATTTCAGAATCTAATCTCCCTTTAGATGGTGTTAACTGCTCCTTTCTACCCATCTTTAACATTAGTATGACATCTTCAACAGGATAAGATTGAAATGATTCATAAAGTCCTAATGTTAGAAGTGTTGCTAATTCTAATGACATATTCTCGGCATACTTTAAAGTCTTTGCTGTAATCAAAACCGCTCTCTGAATTGTTGTCATAATCTGTAATTTTGAATCAGATAATGTTTGAATGAGGGGTGCAGAAAGATTCCGACTTAGTGACAGCCGGCTCTCAATATAAGCAAGAAAAAATGCTTGTTTTGAGAAATCCTTATCATCTATTTCCGCCAAAGAGTCTATCCAATGGGTTGATTTCGTTAAATGTTGATTTTGATTGTTCAGTTTTTGTAACATATTCTTTGAATGATTGAGGGTTTTGTTCGATGTCTAACACTTGTTGTTTGTAGCTTTGAAATTTTGTGGCATTAAAAAGTGTTTCAGGCCGAAGCCATTCTTTTGTTTTAAAATCGTCTTTCCATTGCCAGCACTTGTATTCTATCACCTGCATTAGTGTTTTTGGATTTTCACCTTCACGCAACCTGGCGTCTATAAATGATAGATTTTTTAGGTTGTCTGTTGGGAATCGCCTACCCGACTTATCATTCAAGTGATTGAGGATTTCTACTGCCAAGTCGTTAAACTTTATAGGTGTTTTTTCTCTTACTAATGAAGCTGAATCAATAAAGTTTAAAAACTCTTCTGAATTAATAGAAAATGTGCCTTTCGTTGTTTGTAGAATGACAAGATTAATCTCGGGATTCCACTCTACAACTTTTAGTTTTATTTCTGAGTTGCGTTTCATTTTGAGTTTATTAAAAAGTGATTAAACTTCTAAACCGTTCAATCCCATAAGCGTTGTTCTTCTCTAATAATGGAAGTAGATCTTTTGCTTTAATAGGGTTTACTTCTATAGTTTTATTATTTTCTACTTTGAATGGAATAGAATTTCGCTGCATAAAATCTCTACAACCAATATCGCAAGCACCAGTAATAGTTCTATAATGCATTACTGTTAATTCGGTTTCAGGATCAATCGGTTCTTTTTTAAGTTTTTCTGAGATTAGTTTAAATCTAAAATCTTCTTGAGCAGATTTTATTGAATCTCCATGTGCGTGAGTTTTGCCATCAGAAACTAAATAGAATTCTTTTGTTGAGTGGATTTTTCTTACTTTGTAAATATTCCCCTTCTTGTTTATGACTTCGGTCAGAATTCTGTCTGCGCTCACAAATTTTCCGTTTTTCCAAAAAAGTAATTTATTTTTAGGAGTGTCAAAATCAGATTTAGGTTTAGTGGTTTTTGCAGACAAGCCTCTTCTAAGGTAAAGAGAACCGCCAACTGTAGGGTTGAATCCCTCCGGAATACTTGTTAATGATCTAAGGTAAAGAGAACCGCCAACTGTAGGGTTGAATCCCTCCGGAATACTTGTTAATGATCTAAGGTCAAGAGAACCGCCAACTGTAGGGTTGAATCCCTCCGGAATACTTGTTAATGAACTAAGGTAAAGATAACCGCCA